AAAAGTTGAAGAGTTAGTCCGACACTTCTAGTGATAGAAGAGAGGTGTAGCGAGCCTCAAAACAAGAAGCAACAAGAACCTAGATTACTCTCACAATACTCAGGTGATGAGAATATGATTAATGCTTATAAAGCAGGTAAAGACCTTTATGCTACTATTGCCTGTGGTGTATATAAAAATACGTATTGGGATAACATGGAGCATTGGGAAGATGGATCACCTAATCCTGAAGGTAAGAAACGTAGAGGTAATTGTAAGAGCTTACTTTTGGGGATAATGTATGGACGTGGTGTAGCTTCTATAGCTGAACAAATTAAAGGTACAGTAGAAGAAGCACAAAAAATTATCGATGATTTTTACACTGGATTTCCAAAAGTAAAAGAATGGACTGATAAAACTCAAGCAGATGCTAAAAAGACTGGTTATGTAGAAGATTTATGGGGTAGAAGACGTAGACTTACAGATCTTATGCTTCCTAAATATACTATTAAAGACCTTAATGCTGCTAAACTTGATTTTAATCCTATCTTACACGCAGAAGGAAAGTTCTCGAAAAAAGAAAATCCTTCTATACAGAAATATAAAGCAGCACTTGAAAAAGTTCGCGGTAGAAAAGAATATGAAAAGCTAAAAGAGCAAGCATTGAAAGAAAATATAGAATTGCATGATAACACAGGTTTTATAGCTCAGGCTGAGAGACAATGTGTTAATGCTAGAATTCAGGGTGGTGCTGCTTCCATGACTAAAGTAGCTGTTATAAAGCTGTATAATGATAAAATTCTCAGAGATTTAGGATTTAAGTTAAATATAGCCGTGCATGATGAGTTAATTGGTGAGTGCCCTAAAGAAAATGCAGATGCAGTAGCTGATAGACTTTGTGCTATAATGAAAGGTGCTGCTGAAGACGTTTGTGATGTACCATTTAAATGTGACCCTACAGTTGAGCATTGTTGGTATTTCTCAGATTTCTGCGATACTGTTCAAAAAGAATTTAAAGAAGTTTTGAAAAAGTATAATAATGATTGGAATTCAGCATTTAATTATATGGTAGAAACTCATGAAGAATCAACAATTGATCAATTACATGAGCTTTTAGATGAAATAGCTGTATAAATAAATAACAATGCGAAGTTCACACTCGAATATCCTTCGCATAATAAAATAAAACTTTAAGGAGATTTTTAAAATGAGTAAAGTAAAAAATTGGTTTAAGTAGGAATGGAATGAGATCAAAACACTTTTAAGTAATGTTAACCCTTTAGTTATGACCTTTTTTATTCTAGGTGTTGTGGCTATGAATTTGCTAGCTAATAAGTCTATTGATTTAAGTTTTCTTCCTGGAAATGATGTTAATAACGGTGAGTTTGGTTGGTTAGCTTTAGATTGTGGCTTTTTAATCTCATGGTTATGCTTTTTTTCAATGGACAATATAGCTAGACGTTTCGGTCCTAAAGCATCAACCCAAATGACCATTGTTGCTATAGTTGTTAATTTAATTGTTTGTGGAATATTTCTGCTAGCTGGTATAATTCCTGGAACATGGGGTGAAAGTTATGTAGAAAATGGTGCGATTATAAATACTGCTTTAGATAACACAATATCTGGAAGTTGGTATGTATTAATGGGATCAACTGTAGCATTTATTTGCTCAGCAATAGTACATGGGTTAGCTAGTACAGCTATAAGCAAAATCTTTAAGGATAAAGAGACACTTAAAGCATACGCAGTATGTAGTGCAGTAGGAACTAGCTTAGGCCAATTTGTAGATAATATGATTTTTGCTTTAATTGTAAGCTTAAACTTTTTTGGTTGGAATATTTTACAATGCATAATGTGTTCAATTACTGGTATGATATTTGAGTTTCTAATGAGTGTAATTTTTGTTCCTATTGGTCATAAGATATATAAGAATGATCAAGAGCGAGCAAATAGAAAAGATGAGGTAGGATTCGAATGCGAGTTTTAATTACAGGAACATCTAAAGGAATAGGAAAAGCTATAGCTGAAAAATTTATTTATGAGCATGCTGATTGGGAAATCATTGGCTTTGATAGACTAGATTCTACTATAGATAAACCTAATTACAAACATTATAAAGTAGATGTTAGAGATGTAGAAAATTACCCAGATATTTCTAATATAAATATTATAATTAACAACGCTGGAACTCAGAATGAAGATGATATTAACATTAACTTAAAGGGTGCGATTTCTATTACCGAGCGTTATGGAATCCAACCTGGAATTAAAAGTATCTTAATGATTGGGTCAGCGAGTGCACATACTGGTGATGAATTCCCTCAATACGTTGCTTCGAAAGGTGGTTTAATAGCTTACACAAAAAATGTAGCTAGAAGAATTGCTAAATATGGGGCAACCTGTAACAGCTTAGACTTTGGAGGTGTTTTAACCGAGTTAAATAAACCTGTTATGGAAAACAAAGAATGCTGGGATAAGATAATGGAAGTAACAGCATTAAAGCGTTGGATGGAACCAGAAGAGACAGCTGATTGGGCTTATTTTGTTACTGTAATCAACAAAGGTATGACTGCGCAAACGCTTCTTATTGATAATGGGGAAGCTTCGATTGTAAACAATTTCCAATGGTGTTAAAAAAATTAGTCAACTAGGTTAAAATCTAGTTGACTTTTCTTTTCAAATTTATTATAATATATGTATACTAATAAAATGTGAGGTACCGCATGTTTAAAGATTTTGTAGACTTATGCACTAAATTAGCTGGAACAACTAGTCGACTCAAGAAAGAAGAATACTTGAGAGAATATGAAAATAATGATTATGTAAAGAAATGCTTATATTTTAGATTTAACCCATACATCACTACAGGTATTTCTAAAAAGAAGATTTCTAAATTACAGCAATCATTTGAAGATAGAATTGTAGACCCTAATTATAATGTTTTAGATCTGCTGGATTATATTAAAGAGCATAATACAGGTAGAGATGTAGATTTGAGCAAGCTTGAGAGTTATGCTGAGATGAATTCGCCTTACGCTGATATTATTTATGGTTTAGTTTCAAAAGAATTGAATTTAGGTATTCAAGCAATCACACTTAATAAAGTTTATGGTGATAATTTTGTTCCAACGTTTGATTTAATGTTAGCTATGAAATATTTCGATGATCCAGATAAATATCTTCCAGATGGTACAGAATTTGACATTACAGCAAAACTAGATGGCGTAAGATGTGTTTGCTTTTATGATACTGATTCTATTAAATTCTTTAGCCGTCAAGGTCAACCTATTTATGGCTTAAATCAATTGGAAGAAGCAGTCAGAGAAAACTTAACACCTGGGTATGTTTATGATGGTGAGCTTCTGTTAAATAGATCAGATCTACACAGTAAAGATTTGTATAGAGCAACAGTAAAAGTAACATCTGCTGATGCTGTAAAAGAAAATATAGTTTTCAATATTTTTGATAGACTTTCAATAGAAGAATTCAAAAGAGGCTATTCGGATAGTATTTCTAGAGATAGAAAAGATGCTTTGCATGCAGAATTGCAGCGTAATAAATCAGAATTCTTAAAAGAAGTAGAAATTCTTTATAGAGGAACAGATAAGTCTAAAATTCAATATTGGTTGGATAAAATTACATCAGAAGGCGGCGAAGGTGTAATGCTCAACTTATGTAATAGTCCATATGAGTGTAAAAGAAGTAAAGTAATTCTTAAAGTAAAGAAAATGCAATCCGCAGATTTAAAATGTATTGCAGTAGAAGAAGGTACTGGTCAAAATGTTGGTAGACTAGGTGCAGCTATTGTACAACTTCCTGTAGAAGATAAAATCTATGAAGTAAGTGTTGGTTCCGGTTTCACATTCGAAGATCGAGAATACTTCTGGAATAATAGAGAAGAAATTGTCGGTAAAATTATCGAGGTACAGTATTTCGAGATAACGCAAAACCAGCAAGGCGGATATAGTTTGAGATTCCCTGTATTTAAAGCAGTAAGAAACGATAAAACAGAAGTATCTATGTTTTAATTAAAAATAAAAAGATCAGCTATAACGTAAAATAGTTGATCTTTTCCCATATTTATTATATAATATATGTGTAAATAAATAGAAGAGGTATTTTTGTTATGTTGCTAGTAGATTATTATTTTTATATTATTAAAGTATGCTATAAAAATAAGTGTGTATTTAAGTTTGGCGAATCTAAAACTGATAGACCAAAAAAGCTTTTAAAAGAATATGAAAATAAAAAGAATGTAACTGCAAAACTTCTCTACACAGATACACTTCCAAATAATGGGTATAATAGATTATCTGATAAAGTTATTCATAAATATATTTCTAAAATGTATGAAAAAGCTAATAAGTATGAGATTCAAGTAGAGTTGGGTACAACTGATGGAATAACTGAGTTTTTTATTTGCAAGATTGGAGAATCTGATGATAAACTAGTTGAAAACTTAAAAAATATTGTATATACTATTGATACTAATCATTATAAAATTGCAGTAGAGTATTTAGATAATATCGAAAAAATACATTTTCCTCAAAACCATCAGGTCTGCTTCTATTATACTGATGCGATGGAAAAATTAGGTAATTTTCAATTATGTGATGAGAAAGATAAACTAATAGTACTTATCGGTCAATTTACACCACAATATATAAATAGATTTGCATTCAGAAATAAAATAATAATCTGGCAAGATTCTGGTGAGACAGAATTTGCTTATGAGGATTCGAGATGTAATCAAAACATCACTTACATTTCAGATTTGGAGACATTAATTAAGATGAATCAAGACAATAAATTTAATTATGTTTTAAGCAACCCACCATACGAATTTGCAAGCCAAATAACAAAAGCTATAATTGATAATGTAAACTTTGATACTTTTGTTAATTTAATGCCATTAAGTGATTATAATAAAGATAGTTTGTATCGATATGTAAGCAAGTTTGAGTTGGTTGACCCTACTAAATTTAAAGATGCGAAAATCACTAAAAATTTAAACATAGCAGTTATTGAACCAGATATAGTAGATAAATATTCCGATAGAGAATCTTTTGAAATAGAATCTTTTGATCCTAAATTTAAGTTATTTTATCAAATTAATACTAATAGAGAGCATTATTGTTTATCTAGCTTTGCTTATGCTTCTAAATTGAAGTTTCAACCTAATCCATATACTGATGTGTATTTAACATTAAGAACAATCTTTGATGGTGTACATAAAACTAATAACTGCGCTGATTATAAATGGAATATTGAAAAAATTACATCAAATACGTTGTTAATAAAGAATTTTGGCGGTGAAGATTGTTTGTGGGGTTCTATATTTAGATTTAAAACCGAAATAGAGCATAAAAATTTTTGTACCTGGTGGTATCACGGTAATTTAAGCCACAAGCTAATAAAAGGATTAAACAAGACTAGTGGCACTCCAAAAATTGCGTTACCTAGAATTGATTGGTCTCGAACAGATGTAGAATATACCGATGAATATGTTTTAGAACAAATGGGATTAAAATGGAATGAAAATAAAGATGGGGTAGAGAAATTATGAAAACAAAAATTTGGGAAAAAGATTTTAATGTATGTGGATTTAAAGCAGAGGATAAAGAACTTCTTCGTAAATATGTACCAAATATGGATACATGCTTATCTATTAAAAAGATAGCAAAAAGCGCTGCTGAGTTATCAATGCTTGATGGTACATCTTATTATGTATCCTGCTATATTGGTGGAGTAAATAAAGGTCATATTTGTTGTATACAAACAACAGAAAAAAGATCTGCTGACAGGAAACGTTTATATCCTATAAAAGAATAATGTGCAGGATATTCAATAATAAAATAAAAAAAAATAGGAAGTATAAACAAAAATGTCTAACTATATAACAATTATTTCAAAAGAAGATATAAAATATTTACCAGACTGGATAGCATTTGTTATGTTTGCTATTCTAGCAGCTATTGTAATTATTCCAACAGTTATTAGTTGGGCTATAGTAAAGAAAAAGAATAAACCATGGATTAATATACTTTGTACTGAGGTTATTTCTGGTGCTGTTGCTATTATAGGTGTTATCATTTTTGTTTTTACTGTGCAACCACATATGTTAGAACCATCAGGAAAATATACATATAAAGCAACTGTTGATAAAAATAAAATTACTGTTTCAGAATATGAAGATTTTATTGAGAAGTATAAACCTAAATTTCAAGATGGTTATTATTACTTCTAAGCAGAAGATATAGAGAAATGAAAATATATAATATAGGAAATTATAGAGTACATCTCAGCAATAAGAAGAAGCCTGAGTCAAATTACAGCAAATTTATTGTTTATAAAAATGGGGTAAAAGGTGACCTAGATGGTGGCTACTTGAGATGGGAAAACGAAGACGTGATTGTTCCTAGATTAACAAAAGTATTAAAAGAATGGGATAACCTAGATGTTGGAAAAGAAAACATTTGATTTAATTATAAGCAACCCACCTTATAAATATGGGAATGAGGTTATTAAAAATACTTTATAGGTAACCGGAGAAAAAGCCGTTATACTAATGCCTGCTGCTAAATATAAAGCAGATAGGCTTTTCTCCCATATCGAGAATATTGAGTTAGCTGATAAAAATTTCTTTAAAGATAAGAAGCAGGATATTAAACCTGATTTAAGCATAGCTGTATGTGTAGCTGATAGTAATGATGAAATAACTTTTGAAAAGGTTATGGATTCTCTATTACCAAGATATAGCGCAATTTTTGGACTTAAATAGAAAATTGAGTAAGAAATATGATCGATTAACTTATATGAAAAGTATGAGAGAAAAAGTTTCTGGAAATAAAGAATATTTTATGGTTCCTTATTGGCAGCATGTTGGTTGTGCTAGATCTGATAAAAGCGTAACTAGAAAATATAATTTTGGCGATACAGATGCGATAAATAAAATATTAAACAGTGATATGTGCTATAGCGTTTTGAAATTTCCTTCTTCTGCTTATTGGAATAATTTCTTTAATTGGTATTATAAAAATGATATTCAAGATTATATTTTATTAAACTGCTGTGATTTATTATATCCTAGTTACATATGGTTCCCGCAGATAGATTTTTCTATAGATAGAGATTATGCAAATTTAACTTTTCTTCAACTTTTAGAAATAATGTTTTCGGAAATAAAGTAACACAAAATATGATCCTGTATAAAGATATAAAGGGGTAATGTACTTTTATGCAATTATCTAATGAAATAAAAGAAAAAATAAAAACAGAATACACAGAGTGGTTTAATTCTCAATATGGTGATAAAACATTAGAAGAGAGAAGAAAATTAGGTGCTTTTTTCACACCGCCTGAGCTAACCATTAAAATGATAGAGAAATTCGATTCTATAGAAAACAAAACTATTCTAGACCCTACATGTGGTACAGGTAATTTATTAGCAGGTTGCATAATAGCAGGTGCTAATCCAGAAATGATTTATGGAAACGAATATGATCCAACATTTGTACAGTTATGTAGAGATAGATTGAAAAAATTAGGTGTTCCTGAGTCTAATATACATGAGGGTGATGCACTTAATCCAGAAGCATTAAAGAGAAGTAATTTCACAGATAACTGGAATAAAGATGTTGGTTGTAAAACAGAATTATGGTAAAAAGATATTATGAAAATTTGGAAAATGAAAGATTGTTTTTATTCAGATATCATAAAAGAATTAAATAATTTAGAAAAGAAACATGCTGTTGTTAGAGAAATTACAGCTAGTAATGAACACTGGTTTACAATATTTTACACTATAGAAGATAAGGTAGAAGAAGAATGAGATTTTGTAATGTATGTGATTGCACAGATGCTAAAAATGATTGCAAGACATGTAAATATAGAGAAGAATGTGATTATGTTTGGGTAACAGAAATTTGGAAAAAGAATCAGAAGCTCTTAACGCCATTAAACCCAGGTTGGGTTAAGCCTGATTTTAAAAATAATCACGTAGTAACAGTTAGTGGTAAATATGATTTTTGTGTTTTTAACGTACCAAAAAAGACTGAGACTATAACTATAAATGACATTTGTGTTGATGAGGCTGGAAGAGGTCAGGGTTTATCTAAAAAACTTATTTATGGGTTAATGGAAAAATATGATCGAGATATTATAGCTAAATGCGTAAAAGATAGCTCAGCAGAAGATTTTTGGTCTCATATGGGCGAAAAGATAGCAGAAGAGCCTGGTAAGCAACGTCCTTTATCTGTGTATAAGGTACGTAATGAAAAAATGAGTATGAGAAAACAGGAATTATTTTAATAATTTTATTAAATATGAAAGCACTGTTTTTGTATAAATATAATGAAACATAGACATTTTGGAGGAAGTAATGGAAAAACTAATCAATCAAGATTGGACTAATCCTTTTACTAATTGTAAAATAGGTGAAGATTATTATGGAATTATAGCTGCTGGCGAAGGTGTTAAAAATGTAAAAATGCCTGATGGGACTATTCTTGATGCTAGCGATGTTAAGAGAGATTTGGGTTATCCACAACTTTTTGCTTGGAATTTAGAAGGAAAAGCCTTGTTGGAATGGGTTGAGTATTTAGATAAAAATCCTGATTGTCCCTGTAAGTTAGTTGTTGACTCAGGTGCGTATTCTATGTGGAGCCGTGGAAAAGAATTTGATATGGATGAGTATATCAATTTCTTAAACAGTAATGATGTTATAGAAAAAGCTTTTTGGGTAGCAGAAGCTGACGTTATCCCTGGAAGTATGGGTGTAGATCCAACAGAAGAAGAAAGAGCAGCAGCACCTGAAAAAAGCTGGGAAAACTTCTTATATATGGTAGATAGAGTTAAAATTCCTAAGAAAATTGTACCTATTTTCCATCAAGGTGAAGATATCAAGCATTTGAGACGAATGTTAGCTTATAGATATCCAGATGGTGATTTCATTCCATATATTGGAATTTCTCCTCGAAATGATGTCCATGTTAATGAAAAATCAAAATGGTATGAGTATATTTGGAAAGTTATTTATGAAGATTGTGCAGCTTTAGGTCGGGATATTCCATTGACTCATAACTTTGGTATGACTACTATAGCTCTCATGGAGCAGTATCCTAGTTACACATCAGATTCGACTTCATGGATTAGAAGCGCATCTTTTGGTAATATAATGATTATAGTAAATGGTAAAATAAAAACTGTATACGTAAGTAATCGAGGATTAGATAGAGATGAGCACATCAATAATCAACCTAAAGCATTAAAAGATGCTGTAGAAGATTGGTGTAAGAAATTAGGCTATGGCTACACTGTAGAAGCTTTAGTAAATGATGATAATGGAAGCTTGAGAATGATTTGGAATCTTCTAGTTTTAGATCAATGGAGAAAAACCTTCAAATATGAGGGTACACAATCGTTTAAGACCGAGCTTTGGTAATAAGAAAAAAGACCTGGAGGTATAATATAAAATGATTTTAAGAACAGATGCACTTAAAGATGTATGTAGTAAGATTTTGAGCGCTGTGGATAGCTCAGAATTATCAGCAGTAACTGAAACGTTAGAATTGAAAGCATTTAATAATGCTTTACATATGCGCGTAACAAATAAAGAATATTTTGTAGATATTAAGCTTGATGTAGATGGTATTGATAATTTCCACGCTACTGTAAATGCAAATCTTTTCCTTAAGCTTATTTCTCAAATTACAACTGAAACTATTGAGCTTAATGTAGTTGATAGAGCTTTAGTCGTAAAAGGAAATGGTGTTTATAAGCTTCCTTTAATTTTTGATGGAGAAGATCTTCTAGTACTTCCTGAAATTATCATTGAGAATGATACTGTAAACACAAAAATTTCAAGCGAAAATCTTTTGAGTATTTTACAATATAATAGTAAAGAATTGCTTAAAGGTAATATTGCTAAACCCGTACAAAAATTTTATTATGTAGATGAAAAGGGTGCTATTACTTTCACTACAGGTGCATGTGTAAATAGCTTTAATACTGATACACCTTTCACTGTTTTACTTAATAGTAGAATTGTTAAATTATTTAAGTTATTTAAAACTGGTGATGTGCAGTTCACTTTAGGTTATGATGCATTAAGTGATGATGTTATCCAAACTAAAGTTTGCTTCAAAAATGATAATATAGTATTGACTGCAATTTTGTCCTGTGATGATACTTTGTTAAAGCAAGTTCCTGTTAATGCTATCAGAGGTAGAGCCGATTTTGTTTACCCTCATTCCATAACTGTTAATAAAGATGCTCTTATCCAAACTATTAGCCGTCTTATGCTTTTTAGTTCTGGTATTGGTGGTAAAGAAATCGTTAAACCTTACAGTATGTTTGAATTTAAAGAATCTAGTATGATTGTTTGGGATGTTAAGAAAGAGCAAAACGAAGAAGTTATTTATACTAATTCTGATCCATCACTTTCTACTAAATATACTACTATGTTAGACCTTAATGATTTGAAACTTACTCTCGAGTCTTGCTCAGAACAATATGTAACACTTAACTTTGGTAATAAGCAAGCAATGGTGTTAGCTAGAGCAAATGTTAAAACTGTTATACCTGAAATTGTAACCATGGAGTAATCCATGGCTACTAACTATGGGAAACAATTTGAGCAAAAAGTAAGAACAGCATTAGCTAAAATACCTGGTGTATCTGTTGATAGACTTTATGATACTCAAAATGGGTACAAATCTATAAGTTAGATTTCGGATTGCATAGCATATAAATATCCAGTATTAGTTTACTTAGAGTTGAAAAGTATTCATGGTAATACTTTTCCTCTAACTAATTTACATCAATATCCTAAATTACTTACCAAAAAGGGTATTAAAGGCGTAAAAGCTGGTGTTTTAATTTGGTATGTGGATAATGATGTAGAGATTTTTGTTCCTATAAAATCTTTCGAGAGGATTGTAAAAGAAGGTCATAAATCAATAAATATAAAAACAATTGACCTAGAAGAATATGGAATAACAAAAATTCCAGCAATAAAGAAGCGAGTTTTTCTAGATTGTGATTATTCTTGCTTATTTGACTTTAATAAGGATGCTAACAATAATGATTGAATTAAAAAATTTTGATACTGATAAACTTGAGAATCTTATGACTAATATTGAAACTAATGTAGAATATTTTAATAAAACAGCAGCAGAAGCAGCAGCTAAATACACAGAAGATCTTGATGGATTAATGAACGATTTGTATAGCGCTGTAACTCAAGAACATGAAGCAGAAACGCCAACCTTAGAGAGGTATTATCTTGAGCTTACTAATATGCTTTATTTCATGGCACAAAGAGTCGAGCAGCTTAATGTGTATGCTGATATGGCTAAAGCTCAAGCAAAAGAAGTTTATAATAAATCTTATTTGACAAACAGTGCTGCTAAGGATGAAAAAGGTAAATCTATGCGAACTGTTGCTGAAAATACAGCTTTAGCAGAAGAAGATTCTAAATATGAGAGTACTCTCGAAACTATTTATAAGAGCGCATATTCTGTTGCCAAAGCAAAAGTACAGGCTGGCTTTGAGATGGTAAATACGTTGAGAAAAATTCTCACAGTACGTGGCCTTGAAATGCAGTTAGGTTTGCAAAACACTCGCGGAGAGATGCCTCCAAGATTCGTGGAGGAAGATTGATGAAGTTTGAAAAAGTAAGTTTTAAGCGATTTTTACATGATTATGCTTATGCTTTAGATCTCGATCCTGATTGCTGCGATTTATCTGAAGAATTTATTGAAACGGCTAGACGCAGATATGATGCTATAAAATTACCAAAAAGAGCAACTTCTGGATCTGCTGGTTATGATTTTTTCATTCCATATAAGCAAAAGTTTAATCATAAAATAGCGACTCTAATACCAACTGGAATAAGATTTAAATGTGATCCAGATAAATATTTACCTATTTATCCTAGAAGTGGTTTAGGATTTAAATATGGTATGGCTTTAAGAAACACTGTTGGAATTATAGACCATGATTATTATTTTTCTGATAATGAAGGTCATATAATGCTAAAAGTTATTTGTGATGAAGATTTTGAGCTTGAAGCTGGAAAGGGTATAGCTCAAGGAATTATATCTAACTATTATAAAGTTGAAGATGATAGCACAGATGGAGAAAGAAATGGTGGATTCGGTTCAACAGGGATGTAAAAATCCATTTGATTATATAGAGAATATAAAAGCTCTTGATCCTAATAAAATTTATTTTATAAACATGTCTTTTGAAGATAATCCTGGATTCGAATATAGATGTAAGATGGCTGAAGCTCTTCAAAGAGCTTTTCATGCATATGATATTGCTGTTATTATTAATCCAGGACCTTATGGTTGTAAAGTAGATTTTGTTCAAGAAAATTCAGAGAATGACTAACTAATGTCATTCTTTTTCTGTATAAAAATGTGGAGGTATAATGACTAAGCTTGAAAAATTAGCATTAGAAATTGATTAGGATTTATTCTCAGATCTTTATTTGAAACAAAATAAATCACAGAAGGATTTAGCGCAATATTTTAATGTAACAGTAAGAGATATTGAAGACTTATGTTTTTATTTCCACGCTATTAAGTTAAAGAAAAATTCAAAATTAGCGAATATTTTAAATAACTTAGATGCTGAAGCATTTATATCTGATAGACAGGTGTTAACATCAGCTGAACTAATAGTAAAATATGACTTAAAAACACATTATTAGTTATAGCGACTTGTTTTATGGACACATTGTTCTCTAACTGTTGAGCAGAAAAATCAAATAACAACACGAAAAATTCGGGAACAAACTGCAGATAAGAAATTATAGAATGTCTAGAAGTGTAATCAATCAAAAATAGAGCATTATGGATCTCTAGAAGAATGTAACAAACAATCTGTGATTAAAGTTCGAAAAACAAAACTGGATAGGTACAATGATCCTAAATATAATAATAGAGAAAAATCGAAGCAGACATGTTTTATTAAATATGGCGGACCCTCAAGCATGAATTCAGCAGAGGTTGTTTAGAAGGGTATGTAGACTAGAGAAAAACATGCTGGATCAATAGCTGCATCATATTCAGCAGGAAAGCTAAAGTAGCAAAAAACACTTAAAGAAAGATATGATGTAGATTATTTTGTACTACATCCAAAATGTAGATCTAAAATATAGCACACTAAGAATAGTAAACCAAATAAACGGTTCGCTAAAATTTTAATAGAAAATAACATTGAGTTTGATCAAGAGTTTTTCCTTGAAAATAAATTTTATGATTTTAAAGTAAAAAATTATTTAATAGAAATAAATCCAGCGCCTACACATAATAGTTCTATTAATGTATTTGGATCTGATTAGCCTTTAGATAAGTACTATCATAGAAATAAATCTATGTTAGCTTTTAAGAATAATTATATTTGTATTCATGTTTGGGATTGGACAGATATAAATAGCGTATTAAGATTATTATGTACAGATATTTCATTAGATAAAATAATTTTCACAGAACCTTCTGTATATTATTATAATATAACAAAAAAGAAACTAACAGATATGTCAGATCCCAATGCTGTATAGATTTGGGATGATGGATTAAAAATAATGGAGTAATATAATGGCAAAAGAATTTGAATCAGTGAAAGACGTATTAAAAGCAATAAACAAAAAATTTGGAGAAAATGTAGCTCAAGTTGGTGTACCTAAATTAAATGATTTTGGAACACTTTCTTTAGGTTCCCCATCATTAGATTTTTGTCTTTATAACAATCTAGTAGAAGGTAAGTTTGTAGAATTGAGCGGATTAGAGTCTTCTGGTAAGACTACCTTAGCATTCTTGATTGCTGCTAACTTTATAAAATCAGAACTTAGACGTAGACCAGATAACCCTAGAAAAATATTGTTTGTAGATGCAGAAGCAGCTTGCGATCCAGGTTGGGCGTATCAAGCTACTGGCTATGATATGAATGACACTAGAGTAGAGACTATTTATATACAGGGTGCTGGACAGACTGCAGAAGAGTATTTTGATATAGTTATGGATTTTGTAAAAACGGGTGAGATTGGGTTAGTTATTTTTGATTCTCTAACTATGTTAGCTAGCCAGCAAGTTGCTGATGAATCCCTTGAAAAGAAGCAAATGGGTGGTATAGCATCAGTTTTAGGTGATTTTTGTAAAAGATCAGTTGGATTATTTAATCGTAACAGAACAACATTCATTGGTATCAATGGGTTGACTGAAAATATTAGTGGTTATGGAGATCCGTTCCACACACCTGGTGGTAAGACATGGAAGCGTACCTGTATGGTTAGACTTCGTGTAAAACGAGGAGATTTCTTCGACGATGAAGGAAATGTTCTCATGAAAAAGGATGCGCAATCACCAGCAGGCCATGTCATCGAAATGTATGTTGAAAAAAGTAAGGTTGCAAAATGGGACAGAAAACTTGGATTTTGTCACTTAAATTATTCTAGAGGTGTTGATCTTATACAGGACACTATTGATGTAGCTATTTATTTTGGATTAATAGATAATAGCACTCAAGGTAGTTTTAAATTAGTTGATCCTGATACTGGTGAAATCCTTGTAGATGAAAATAATAATGAAATTAAAATTCGTGGCAAGAAAAATGTCAAACCCTTCTTTGAAGAAAGGCCAGAATTATTCAGAAGTCTTTATAATAAATGTTATGAAATGCTAAGTAGAAAAGAAGATCCAAACATTGTAGCTTTTGAAAAATTACTCGGTGTAGATGTTAACGAAGTTATTGGTACAGATTCTGATGAGGATTGATTTATGAATACAGTAAACGAAATAGTTTTTTGCAAATCTGTTTATAATGATGATAGGGATAGGATGTATGATGCTATTAGAGATCAATTAAAAATTCTCATGGAGCAAGAATACATATGTACAGTTTATGATGACGATATTGATATTGTTGTTATTAAATTTGAACATAATGATAAAAAGGATTATTGGGGTTGTACAAATCCTTATTGGTTAACACCTAAAGAAGCTGAAGAAGTTGAATGCTACAGGGCCAGACTAGAAGCTGAAAATTCAAATGATTCAAGTGAAAAATAATTTGTAGACGTTGGAAATCTTTTGAAATCCAACGTCTTTTTTAGTTGATTTATTAAAAAATTTATATTATAATAAATGTATAAGATTATACTAGTGAGGTTTTAATTATGAGAGATCCAAATAGAATTGAAATTGTATTAGATCAAATTAAATATATTTGGAAAGAGGTTCCTGATTTAAGGTTGGGGCAACTTATATTAAATGTATTGCAAGATCCAGCATTATATTATGTAGAAGATGATCAATTAGTTGATTATTTGAAAAAGTTTTATATAAGGGAGGAAGATATAAGTGAAGCATAAGATAATTATACATGTTGTAGAGATGGCTACACATTTTACTGATGATGATTCAGATTATGTGAAGATTCCTATTGAAATTTGCGATAATGAAGATTCTGCTAGAGTTGCTTTAAGTACAGCAGTAGCAGCTTATTGTGAGAAATTTGATAATCCAGAAATAGATAATCATATAGAAGATGATATCATTGTTTATGAAGAGCCTGGTAAGAAATATCCATATGCAGAATTCTGGAGATATAAAGCAGAAGTGATACCCGAATAATGGATTTGTTAACATGGTCAAAATTTAATTGCTATACTTTTTTTGAAAAAACACATCAATATTATTATTATGATAAACCTGTAAAGACTTCTGTTACACAGTTTGTTAGCACATTCTTTGAGCCTTTCGATAAAGAAGCTGTAAGCTTAAAGTATGCTAAAAAACACAAATTAAAGCAAGAAGAAGTTTTAGCTGAGTGGGATAAGCAAGGAAAAATCTCTACAATATCTGGAACTATAATACATGCTTTTCTAGAAGATTACGCTAGAGGAAAAGTTTTTGAGTTAGATTTTTCAGAAGCTATAGATGCTGGTTTAGAGCAAGAAGTTCGAGAGCGTGTAGACTTATTACTTCCTCAAGCTGAAAATTTTCATTTTGAAACCTTAAATAAATTAATTCCTATACAATGCGAGTATACAGTTGGGATAGAAGATATAATTGCGGGAAATATAGATTTGCTTTGTTGGAACGTAAAAGCAGGTGAGTTTCAGATATGGGATTATAAGAATATAAAAGAAATGCGAGTGCAGAATGACTATAAGCAAAAAGCATTAAAAGAATTTTCTGCATATGATGATTGCAATTTAATTCATTATTCCATACAACAAAATTTGTATAAAGTTATGCTTCAAAGAAAACTCGGTATAAAAATAGGAAAATGTTATTTAGTTAAATTTTCACATTTAGCGAAAGACTTTGAGATATATCAATGTATTGATTTAGAAAAAGAATGCAATTTAGCTCTAGATAGGCTTATTATGGAGAACAGATGATATGAATTATTTTATAGAAGCACAAAATCTATACACAACGCATCAACCACTAATTAATAAAGTAACAGATAGCATAGGTGATACTATAGCATATAGTTTAAAGCATGTCTCATCGAATGCTTTTATAAATTACATAGATGATGAACTAGTAGAAGATGTTAGTTTTAGCAATAAGTGTGAGGTGGTACTTTGAGTAAAGAATATGGTGCAGAAAGCATAAGAATACTAGGTGATGTACAGCACATACAACAACGACCTGGTATGTACATAGGGGAAGCAAATGACCCTAGAGCTTTATTATCTGAGATTTTTGATAACGCTATCGATGAGGTGCAAGCTGGCTTTAGCGATGAGTTAATTGTAGATATAGATACACATGAGAATAAATACACTGTTAGAGACTTCGGTAGGGGTATTCCTCATGGTAAGAAACTCTTAGAAAATGGTGAGGAAAAAGAAGTACTTGAAGTTCTGCTTACTAAGTCTCATAGCGGTGGTAAATTTGATAATTCTAGTTATAATTATTCCAGCGGCTTAAATGGTTTAGGTATGACTGTAACTAATGCTTTATCTAATGTTATTGAAATTGTTTCTCATAGGGATAAGAAATACGTAAAAGCTACATCTCATGGTGGAGCTGATTGTGTATTAGAATATGGGAACTCAGCTGAACGTAGAGGTACTAAAGTTACTTTTATACCTAATAAGAAGTACTTTCACACGGCTAAAATTCCTGTTGATTTTATAGAGCATAGATGTAAGATAGCAAGCGCTTTAGGTTTCAGAGCTAGATTAATTATCGATGGAAAAGAAGTTCCAACAGATTCTTCTATGTTTGATTTGATGAAAGAAGATAATGTTTCTACATATGTGCAAGTAACACCTTTTGAGTGCGTCTCAGAATCTGCTGAGAGAATGAAAGTAGCTATGAAATATGTATCTGAAACAAATGATAGATATTTTGGCTACACTAACTTGCTAAATAACTCATTAGGTGGAACACATGTTTCAGAATTATCTAAAACAATCATAAGTGCCTGGAAAGATTTTGTTGAAAAACATAAAAAGATAAAACCTGATATTGAGTTACACCCTTCTGATTATTTAGTTGGCTTGAGAGCCGTTTGTGCTGTTTTTATCAGTAAACCTGAGTTTTCTTCTCAAACAAAAGAAAAATTAGTTGTTAATAGAAAATACTTTGAAGAGCTTATGGAATTGTTTAAAAGACAATTTATAAAGTATTTAGAAGAAAATATCGTTTTAGCTCAACAATTACTTAAACGTTTTGAAGAATATCGTATATCTCAGAATAATTTATTATCTAGAAAAGAAATAGGATCATTGATAAAAGTTAACGAAGATTCTAGTGATAATATTCGAAGAAGAAGTGTTGTAAGTAAATTAGTAGAATGTACATCTAAAAAGCGTTCCGGAACAGAATTATTCTTAGTTGAGGGTAACTCAGCTATGGGACCTTATCTGTTTACTAGAAATAAAGAAACTCAAGCTATTCTTCCACTTAGAGGTAAGATACTCAATGTTACGTATAAATCTATAAAAGAAGCTGTACAGAATAAAGAAATTTGTGATATTGCAAACAGTATTGGCTGCGGTATTGGCGGTGCGTGTGATGCTTCAAAAAGCAGGTATGATCGAATTATAATCAGTGCAGACGCCGATGAAGATGGTAAGCAAATCGCCTGCTTAGTTTTATCCGTTTTTGTAAATATGTTTCCAGACTTAGTAAAAGCTGGCAGAGTATATGTTTCGTTACCACCTTTATATTGTTGGGGAAATTCGATAAAAGATTATGGTTGGTGCAATGATATACATGATGTTCCAGCTAATGTTAAAAATATGCATAGATTTAAAGGTCTAGGTGAAATGCAAACAGACCAGCTAGAATATTTCTTAGTTAATCCAGAAACTAGAAATGTTATGCAAGTCCAGTACCCATCTGATATCGATAGATTTAACGAAATATTAGGGTCAAGCGCAGGTAAAAATAGCCTTATGAAAGAATTGGGGGTAATTGTAAGCTAATGAATGAAATCAGAACAATAGATGCTTTAGAGATGGCTCAAAATAATTATAAAGATTACTCTTTATATGTAGCTCAAGGTAGAGCTTATCCAGCATTAAAAGATGGTTTGAAATCATCTTACAGAAGAGCAATTTACGGTATGTACTTAAATAACACGCATAAGACTGTAAAAGTAGCAGAATTAGCTGCTCATGCTCTTCCATATCACCCACATCCCAGCTCAGTTTCAGGTGTAATTGTACAATTAGGTGAGGGTGGTAATAAACTTAAACTTATGGAAACTCAAGGTAACTGGGGTAATAGTGCTCGAGATATCGAAGCTTCTGCTGATAGATATATTGGTGGTTATTTATCTACGCTAGCTGAGTCCTTGTTATGTGATTCTGTAGAATATTCTAATTTTATAAAAGGTGAGATAGATAAAGATGAACCAGAAGCCTTACCTGTTTTATTACCTACCTGCTTTATAAATGGTATGAAAGGTATTCCATCTGGTCTTCCAACATTAAATATACCAACAATAGATATTTCAGGAATGATAGATTATTATTTAGAAATTTTAGCAGCAAAAGATTTAGACTATGCACCTAAAAAATTTCCTAAAGCTAATTATGACTGCGATATTGTATCCACAAAAGATGATTGGAATCAGGTTATGCTAACTGGAAAAGGTACAATTAGATTTGCACCAAAGATGTCTATCGAGGGTAATGTAATTACTATAACTTGCTTACCTTCTGGTAAAAATATAGAGCATGTAAGAAAAATAGTTGAAAAAGAAATCCTTTTGGACAAAATTGATGTCAGAGATGAATCAACAAAAGATATCTGTATTGTAATAGAAAAAGTTCCGCATAAACAACAAAATATGCAAGAACTTTATAAAAAGCTTTATAATAAACTTCAAACAAATGAAACTTTTAATATGGCTTTTTATGATGAAGATAAAGTATATGTTCCATGCGGCTTTGATAAGGTAGTAAAAGCAAATTTAAGTTATTTGATAGCTACACACAAAAATAGAATAGCACATCAATTAGAAGATTTGAAATTAAAACTTCGAGTTTTAGAGATTATTGAGAGCTTGAAAAAGGGTAATAATATAAAACCTTTAGTTGATATGACTAATAAAGAAGCTATAGAATTCATTTGTGAAAAATATAAAACAATTGAAGATGTAGCATCTAAAGTTATGCAAAAACCATTATCTTATTTAACTAAAGAACATTTAGTTGAGATAGAAGATTTAAAGCAAAAGATAAGTGATTTAAATACTGATGATAAAGATATATATGAATTTTTATCTAAAAAATATAAAGCTATTAAAAAAGATATAACAAAAGCTTTGAGGAAACAAAATGGCGAATAAGAATGAAAACTCAACTAGATTTTATAGTGATGCTCATGAAAAAAGCGTTTGTAAAGCTTTAGGTGCTAGACAACAGTTAAATTCTGGTGCTGGTAAGTTTGGAAAAGGTGATGTTATTACTGATAGCTTTCTTATCGAATGTAAAACTGTTATGAAACCGAAAGATTCTGTATCAATTAAAAAAGAATGGGTTGAGAAGAATAAGCAAGAAGCATTTAGCATAAGAAGACCGAATCAAGCTATCTGTATAAATTTTGAACCAGGTGGTTCTAACTATTACTTGATAAATGAGCGCTTGATGAAATTCTTAGTAGAAAAAATTTCTGAAGAAGATAATTAAAACAGTTGATTTATTTCATAATATATTATATAATATTTATAAGAATGAGGTGTATTATGAAATATTTTAAAGTTAAAGATAAAAAATTAGCTGTTGAAAAATTAGCTCATGCAATGCTTGAGATTCGAGATGCTTCAGGTAAATATGTGAAAACTATACAACCATATACACCTATGACAAAAATAATTGATGAAATTAAAAATAGTTGGAAAAAAGATTTTAAAGTGCATTTCATAACATATGCTTATGGTGATGTTGGAAATGTTTATGAAATTTTTGATGGTAAACAGTCATTATTTGCACCTAATTTGTAATTAATATAATACTTGGAGGTATTTTTTATATGTGTTTGATTTTTAGCAAGAAAGCGAGAAAAGAATATAAAGCTCGCAAAACGGTCCTTAAGATGGATGATGCAACGATTGATGCGAAGGTTAAGATTCAAGGAACGCCTTACGATAGAAAGCGTAAGTATGGTCCAGAAATTCTCAACGCAATTCAATTAGAGTTTAATAACGGCGTAAAAGTAGCAGATATTGCGAAAAAGTACAACATGAGCTCTACTGTAGTCAGGTACAATGTTGATTCTGAGTTTAAGAAAGCTCATAACGCTAAAAGAAAGAAAGGCGCGCATGGAATTGGACCTATGGATTTCGACAACAGAGTTACATATAAAAGAAAATTGGTTAAGGATAAGAAAATCAGCGTAGCAGGATTAGTGGAATGAAAGCATTAAACATTGAAAATAACAAATATCGATTTATCGAATTGTTAAATAAAATCACACGTGATGGAGCAGATATTTCTGGCTTTATCTATAAGTTAGATCATTCTGACTTTTTTCAAGCACCATGCTCTACTGTTTATCATCTAAATATAGAAGGTGGATTATGTTTACATTGCTTAAACGTCTATGATCAAATTGTTAAACTTGCAGATATGTTTTGTCCAGGTCAATACTCAGAGGAAACCTTAATTATAGTTGCTCTTTGTCATGATATGGATAAAATGAACAAATATGAGCCATATTTCAAAAATGTAAAAGATTATTGTGAAAATGGGTCTAAAAAAGATGATGCAGGTAGATTTGAGTGGAAAACAGAAAAAGCTTATAAAGTAAAAGATAATGATAATAGATTTGTTTATGGTCATCATGGACAAAATTCTGAGTACATTACTAGCACATATATTCCACTTAAGTTCGAAGAAAGTGTGGCGATTGTAAATCATTCTGGTGGCGATGACCAGTATAAGCCTTATGATATGAGTACAATTTTTAATAAATATGATTTAGCGGTATTACTTCATATGGCTGATTTTATAAGCACATACATTATCGAACCTCGATTAGAGAAGGCTGATGAATAAAATTATTTTAGAACAGTTACAAAATTGTAAACATTGTCAATTACCAGCATATGATGATGATACTACGAAGATTTTTATTCCAAAACATGAGATAAAGAAAGAAATAGTTTTAACAGAAGGTCATTGCTATTTGATTGAGATAGCTGATTATGTATTAAATCCACCAGAAGGATTTACTTTATCTAAAAATTGGAATGGCGGAACGAATCCACCAACAAAATATATGAACGTTTCTGTTATAAAATCTATGGGTAAAATGTTTAAAGTGGAAGGTGTTGGTATAGATATTATGTCCAGATGCACATTAGATTGTTTTTGGACAGGTTGGCTACCTGGAACAGCTGTTGTTATTAAGGAGGAAATTTAAGTTATGGCGCAAAGCTTAGCAGTCAGATACAGACCAGAAACACTAGAAGAGGTTGTTAGCCAAAAATCAGTTATCAAAATTCTTAATAAGCAGTTGCAGCTTGACCAATTGAAACATAATTATTTATTCTGTGGTCCTAGCGGCACAGGGAAGACAACTACTGCCCGTGCGTTTGCAAAACTTATAAACGAAGGTGTTGGTGATCCTATAGAGATTGATGGCGCATCAAACAATGGTGTAGAAAACGTCAGAGCTATTATCAAAAATGCTCAAGAAAGATCTATTGAGGGTAAATATAAGATCTTTATTATCGACGAAGCGCATATGATAACAACTGCTGGCTGGAATGCTTTTCTTAAATGCATTGAAGAGCCACCTGCTTTTACCATTTTTATGTTTTGTACTACTGACCCCCAAAAAATACCTGCAACAATTATTAATCGTGTTATGAAGTTTCAACTCACAAAGATTGAAACAAATCTTATAGTCGATAGATTGAAATACATATGTAAATGCGAAAATGTTTCATACACAGATGAGGCTATTGAGTTTATCGCAAAAGTTGCTGATGGTGGTATGCGTGATGCTATAGCGAGTATGGAACAGTGTATTGATTATGGTGAGCTCAATATTGATAATGTTTTAACTGTATTAGGTTCTTACTCATATTCGATGTTTTTCAATCTAGTTAACTACATTATAGATGGAAAAGACCCAGAAGTGTTACAAACTGTAGAAGATGTGTATAATCAAGGATCTGATTTAAAACTTTTTGTAGAGCAATTTTTGAATTTCTGTTTAGATGTAGCTAAATATGCTATTTTTAATAATTGTTCGATGGTAAAGATACCTTCAAGCATGGAGCAAGACCTTAAAAATGCTACAAACTTCGAGAACGCTTATAAATATTATATGTATTTGACTGATAAGCTTCTCGATTTAAAAGTTATATTGAAAAATGACACAAATATTAAAGACACTGTAGAAGTTTATTTCTTAAAAATGTCTAGATGTATGTGAGGTTTATATGGTAGGTCAAGAGCATATAATTAAATATATAGATAATAAGACCAGGGATACTTTCCCTAGGTCTTTAATACTATTAGGTGAAACAGGTTGCGGTAAACATACTGTTATAGCATACATAAAGGATAAACTTAAACTTGAGGTAATTAATATATCTGATAATCTAAATCTAGAATTTATAGAAAATCTTTATAGTAAACCAGAGCCTTATATTTATGTTATAGACGCACCTAAGATAACGATTAAAGAGCAGAATATAATTCTTAAATTTGTAGAAGAGCCACTTAAAAATTCTTATATAATTATTATTGCTGAAACAAAAAATCAGCTTCTACAAACTGTTTATAATAGATGTCAAGTGTTATCTTTTAATCCATATAGTAGAGAGCAGTTACAGCAATTCACATCAGATGAGTTGGTTCTCAAAATAGCTAAAACACCAGGTCAAGTAACTGATCTTTTAGCTAGTGATTTGAAAAGTATGCTTGAGTTAGCTGAAAAGATTGTAAGAAAGATTGGTAACGCAAATTTACCGAATGTTTTAACAATATCAGATAAAATAGCTTATAAGAATGAGAAAGATAAATTTGATCTAGATATTTTTTCAAGAATTCTGTTATATACTGTAAAGCAGGAAATTATCTGTAATAACACAGACCCTAGATATCTAGCTATGTATGATTTAGTACGAGAATGGTTACTAAAGAAAAAAGCACCAACTATAAGTCAAAAATTCTTATTTGAAAATTATCTAGTTAAATTACATGAGCTTATGAGAGGTTAATATGACTATTGAAAGCTTAAAAGAGTTAATTGAAACAAATGCTGATTTAGATAGTATGTATATTTTTTTGAATTCTGAAAATACTTTTCTATCAAATCAATATATAGTAGAGATTTCAAAAAAGAAAAACTTAAAAATAGTTTACGTAGAGGATCTTAAAGCTCTTATTCCAGATAAGAATGATATTTTTGGCGTAGAAGAAACTATAGATAGCACCTGCTTATATGTTCATCATCAAGAAACATTTGATTTTAAAGATTCTAGTTTGAAAGAATTAAAGAATCTTATCATTGTTTGCGATAAGATTGATGATGAAACAAAAGAAATTTTTGATCCATATATTATAAAAATGCCAAGACTAGAAGAGTGGATGATAAAAGATTATGTATACACTATAGCAGATGGGGTAGATACTGTTAAATTAGATTGGCTTATAAAAGTTGCTAATAATGACATTTATCGCATAGAAAATGAAATAGCAAAAATATCTATATTTCCTAAAGTTGAAAGAAATTATATTTTTGATCTTCTTATGGAAGAAGATGCTTTTGCTGACTTAAATAACTATCACATATTTGACTTATCTACAGCATTGTTACAGAAAGACCTGATTAAAATTGCTGAGTTAGTAGAAGATGTTAAAAGTTGGGATTGTGAACCGCTCGGCTTGCAAGTATTAACTTCTCAGAATTTTAGAAAAGTTTTACAAATTCAGTTATCCCCTAAACCAGATCCAGATAAATTAGGCTTAACTAGTAAACAGATTTGGGCTATACAAAAATATAACTGTGGCTTTTATTCTAGAGATCAATTAGTAAAGATTTTTGATAAAGTAACCTATGCAGATTATATGATGAAAAATGGTGACTTATCGAATGATAAGCTAGTTGATTATTTAATTCTTAATATTTTATCGGCATAATGGAGGTAGCTGTTTGAAAGTTTTAATTGTAGGTGATGTGCATTGGAGTGAATATGCATCAATTGTCAGAAAGCGTGGTCCTAAATATTCTAAACGTCTTGAAAATTTAATTAATTCTGTTAATTGGGTAGAAGCAACAGCAGAAGAATATAACTGTGATATGATTATTTTTCTAGGCGATTTCTTCGATAAGTCTGAACTTAATGCTGCTGAAGTAACAGCTTTGCAAGAAGTTGTTTGGGCTAGAATACCACATATTTATTTAGTTGGTAATCATGAAGAAATGCTTCAAGATCTTTCTACTAGCTCAGCTCATTTCTTTAATTCTATCCCTTACGCTAGAGTTATAGATGAGCCTACTTTTGAAGAGTTGCCTGGCGGGATGTTTGTATACATACCTTATATTTTAGAAGAAGAGCGTAAACCTTTAACTGAGTATATTCCAGATACTATAGCTAACACTTTTGTATTTAGTCACAATGATATAAAAGGTATAAATTTTGGTCATTTTGAGTCAAAAGAAGGTTTTGAAGTTTCAGAAATAGAAGAACATTGTGATAGATTCTTTAATGGTCATTTGCATAATGGTACGCAATTCTGTAAGAATGGTTTTAATATAGGTAATTTAACTGGTCAGAATTTCAGTGAAGATGCTTCTAAATATGAGCATAAAGTTTGCGTATTTGAAACAGAAGATTATCAGCAATTATGGTTAGAAAATCCTTACGCACTAAATTTCTATAAATTCGAAATAAATGATATAAATACGTATTTACGTAAAATTAAAGACATAAAAAACAATTCTGTTGTAACTATTAAGGTACCAGAAGATTCTGTAGCAGATGTAAAGAAACTCATAGCAGAAAATGATAAAATTATCGAATATAGAATAATTTGTGTACCAAATAAACTTGATAGCAATAATCAAAAAGAAAATGTAGTAATAGAATCTGTTAATCATTTGGACCAGTTTGTGCAGTATATAAAAGATAATTTAGAAATGACTGATATTATAGTATCAGAGTTATCGGAGGTATGTAAATGCAATTAAGATTTAAACGAGTTATAATTGAAAATTTCTTATCTATTGGTACTGCTGATATCAATCTTGAGGATAGAGGCTATTGTCAAATTATTGGTGTTAATAATAATCCCGCAGATCTGGCGAAGTCAAATGGTAGCGGTAAAAGCAGCCTCATGTCAGCTATTGTTTGGGCTTTAACAGGTGAAACAGCGAGTGGTGTTAAAGATGTAGTTAACATGTTTAATCCAGGTGGTACATCAGTAGAATTACAGTTCACTGCTGATAATGATTCTTATGTTATTACCAGATATAAAGAGCATAAGAAGTTTAAAACTGACTTGAAAATTTTAGTTAACAGTGAGGATAAATCAGGAAAAGGTATTCGGGATAGTCAAAAGCTTTTAGAATCATATTTACCAGATTTAACACCATCACTTATTGGCTCTGTAATTATTTTAGGTCAAGGCTTACCACAACGTTTTACTAATAACACACCTTCTGGAAGAAAAGAAGTCTTAGAAAAATTATCTAAGTCAGATTTCATGATAGAGGATTTGAAAAAACGTTTGGTAGAAAGAAAAGCAACCTTAAATAAATTGTTGCGTGAGCAAGAAGACAACATTTTAGCAGCTAACACCCAAAAAACTACCTTACAAACTCAAATAACGCAATCAGAACAGCGCTTAGCAACTTTAGAAGATCCTGCTATTTATTCTGATCTAATAAAGCGCACAGAAGAAAAGATTTCTTATATAGATAATAAAGTTCAAGAATTAAAAACAGATCTTGACTTATATAGAGATACTTATCAAAAAGCTTCTTTGCAGAAAGCTGAAATTGAAAAAGATATTGCTGAAAGAAGAAATGCAGTAAATGTAGAGTTCTTAAATGCTAAAAATGAGATAAATATAAGAAAGACTGAATTTCAATCTGCAATCGCAAATCTAACTAGAGAAATTACAAAAGCAAAATCAATCAAAGATACTTGCCCTACATGCGGTAGAAAATTTGAAAATGTTTATATTCCAGATACTACAGAGCAAGAATGTGAGGTAGAATCGTTAAGAATTAAAATAGCTGATTTAGATAAAATTTTATCTGAAGTAGTTTCTAGTAATAATGCTGAGATGGATTCTTTTGACGCAGAATTATCAGAAAGGACTGAAGCATTAACTAGAGAGCTCTTAGAAACTCAAGCACATATTTCAAGTTTAGAGAAAGCTATAAGCGCACAACAGTATGAGAGAAATGTTGAGCAAACATCATTGACTAAATATGAAAATCTTAAATCTACATATTATGCAACAGTAGATGCTATAAGCAGCACTATTGCGAGCAATAAAACCGCAATTGCAGAATTAGAGCAAAATCTGGTATATTATATTGATAGTAAGGAAAAGCTAGAAGTCCGTCTAGAAGTAATAAATAAATTTACAACTATTACTACTAGAGATTTTAGAGGGTACTTGCTTAAAAATGTAATAGAATTTATTGATAAGAAGTCAAAAGATTATTGCAGATTTATTTTCGATACGGATAAGTTAGACTTTATTCTTGATGGAAATAATATAGATATCAGATATTGTGATAAGCAGTATGAATCTTTATCAGGTGGTGAGAAACAGAAAGTAGATTTAATTGTACAATTTGCTATCAGAGATATGCTCTGTCAATTTTTAGGTTTTGCATCAAATATTTTAGTATTAGATGAGATATTTGATAATCTGGATAGTATAGGTTGTGATAGAGTTATTAATATGTTGTCTCAAAATTTGTCTGATATTGATAGTGTTTTTATTATATCGCATCATCAAGACCTTGCATTACCTTCTGACTCTACTATTACAGTTATTAAACAAAATAACGGAGTCAGCACGGTACAATGAAAGAGTAGTTAAGAAAACGAACAGTAGATTATTGTATATATGTAGATGAGCATATATACACAAATAATTTTGATCCAGAATAGATTTTTGATGCTTTATATAATATAGTTTATGTTTTAGCTATTAAGCATAAGCTATTTAAAAGCTGGGAAGATTATGAACCATTTGCGATGGATTGTTCCTGTAGATTGTATTAGCGTCTAACTAATCCAAAGCAATTTTTACCAGAAGGTGATCCCAGAAAAATAAAGAAGATAAAATCTATTCTAAATTATATTAAGAAAACATTATTCTTAATGAAAATAGATTATCAGAAAGAATTTTTTGGACAATAGTTTGTTCCTGAAATGCATGATCAATCTGTATAGGATATCCGTGAGAGACTTGTTGGATCTGCTCACGAGCAAACAAAAAACTTTTTGCATGTAGATTTTGAGCATTATTTGAAAAAAATATCTCGAACAATGAAACATTTCTTAAAGTCTACACCATATGCAAATAATCCAGTCATGTTACATAATATTTATTTAAGCTGTCTCATGACTATGCTTAATTAGATTACATTAAATAATAATAACAAAAAACGTCTTGAAAATAAGCTTAAAAAAGGTTATGAGACATCGGATTTTATAAATAGAGTTTATATGGAAGAAGCATCTACATCAACTGTACTTTTTCATTTAGATGATAGTATGTTTAATTATATAAACACTCTAGTTGCTAGAATAAAGAAATTGATTGTTAAAGATTTACGAGATCTTATTGGTAGTGCAGAACCCACAGATACAGTAGTGCAAGCTATCATAGCATCATCGATGGAGGAATATTCGGATGATCCGGAACAATATTGAGAACTTAAAGCAGCAAGATTTTTACTCATTGCTTTTATTTGCTCTATATAAATTTAATGACGTTAAAGAATATTCTTCTTTGAGTCAATTAGCATATATTTTAGATAAAGATAACTTGCTTAATTTATGTGAGTATTTTGGTGGTCAAACTATTACGGTACCAACATTGCAAGAATTAGAATCTCTCATATATTCGCTTTTATTATATCAATATGTTAAGATTGACGGTATGGAATATGATGAAGCACTTAAGCTAATCGGACATGAGTCATGTGAGTTGCGTCAAGTAAAGAAAAGATATAAAGCATTGTGTGATGTTTTAGAAAATTACTCTTTTAAACCGCAGGAGAATTAACCTATGGTAGAAGAAATAGCGAAAAGTATGCTAGCGGATGTAAAAAAGCGAAATAGGACTAAAGAAGAGCTTTTACCATATTATGTTTAGAAACGGTTAGATAAATCTATAAAAACATATTATAAACAATTGCTTGAAAGCTGTAATTTCTTAAGCAATGTTACTGATGAGTCTAAAGTAATAAAAAAGTTAGCTAAATTATAAGGAATGTAGAGATGGAAGATAAGAAACCAATAAATATTCTAGATGATATATGTAAAATAACGACTATTCCTACTGCGTCTATGAATAAGCTTTTTAATAAGATGGAATGGTGTATATGTAATGCAGTAGAAGAGAGTAAAATATCTGGAGAAGCTATTACAGAAGTAAATATAGGGATTGGTAATTTAATAATTTCTATAGAAAATAATACATTACAATATAAATTTATTCCATCAGCTAAATTAGAAAAAGGTTTAGTTGAAACCGCTGTATATGGAAAAAATCCACTAGTGGTTAATTTAGAAGAAACTTTTGCTAATCGTATAGTAAAAACATTTAAGGATATGTTCTGATGTCAGAAGAAAAAAACTTACCTGAGATAATTGAATAGAAATCCATTTAGACGATGACTCAAGATTTAGCTCAACAAACTGAGCAGATAGTCTCAGATATATTAGATCAAGATGACCCTGATAAAATGAAATAGCTTATAGGCTATTTTAATATGGCTCAATCTAAAAAAGATGTTTTGAGAACTTTATCTTATAATCAACTTCTGGATGCTGTAACAGAATAGATGAGTGAAAGGGTAACAAAACGTGCAGATCAATTTAGTAATAAAGATTTACTTGATTACATGAACACTATGAACAGCTCGCTTGAAAGAGCTAGAAAGCAGATAAATAGTGTTGATGAAACACCAATGATTACACTTAATCAGCAAAACAATACAGTGATTCTAGATACGGATTCTTTAGATAGGGATTCTAAGAAAAGGGTAGCAGACGCAGTTAAATCAATACTTAAAAAATTAGAAGCTCAGAAAAATCTTGATGAAAGTATGGAAATTACAGAAGAATCACCTGTATTAAATAATGATACATCAGAAGATGACAACATATAAAATTTGGAGGAAATTTTAAATGCCAGAAACTAAAAGTAAAGATATCGCTGCAGAAGAGGTGAAAGAAGAGATTAAAGCAGTTCCCGCTAAATCTGTCAAGCCTATTGTTAAGCCTGCAGCCATGACTAAAGCTAGTGATAATTTAACTAAAATAAATGCAGATCAAAAGAAAGAGATCGAAGAATTGAAAGCTAAGGTAGCTGAGTATGAGCAAAGAGATGCTCAATTCCAGCAAGCATATGCTCAGCAAGAAGCTAAATATGAAAAATTATTTAATGCTTACGCAACACTTCTCGATCTTTATCTCGGTAATTTAGATAATAGAAATTAATAAAATATGAAAAAGAATTTAGTGGGGATATTTCAAAAGCATATCGGACCACTAACTATTAATAAATTGAGTATTTGTTAACGGGAGGTATATGAAAATGCAAACTCAAGAAATAACCCCTATTAAATGTGAGTTACCACAAACATTAGGTAATAATATACAAATCTATGTATTATCAGATGTACATATTGGTGACCCACATTGTGATATGGAAGTGCTTAAATAGATTGTTGATAAAATTAAAAATACACCTGAAATGTACTGCATTCTTTTAGGTGATATTCTCAATACAGCTCTCAAAACTTCTAAATCAGATATTTATTCTGAAACTATGAACGTAGCAGAAGCGCAGAAAAGAGCTGTAGAATTGCTTTATCCAATTAAAGATAAGATTCTTGCTATGACGCCAGGCAATCATGAGCTTCGAGTTTGGAGAGAAGCTGGTGTAGATATCTCATTATGGCTAGCAGAAAAACTTGAAATCACTGATAAATATAGAAATGAAGCTATAGCTCTTAACATTAAATTTGGTAAAGATGTAGATGGTAAACCTTTCCATTTAAATATTTTCGGTCAACATGGTCAATATGGCGGTGGTAGAAAATTAGGGTCTGCTATGAACGCTTTAGAAGATCTTGATGGTATTATGTGTAATGCAGATATTTATATCAGAGCTCATACACATAATGCAGTGCAAGGTAGCAGAAAAGTATATTATTTCAATCAATATGGTAATGTAGACTGTAAAGTAAAATATTACTATAACAGCCCTAGTGTTTTAACATTTGGTGGATATGCTCTAGAAAAGGGTTATAAACCTACTAATGATGATCCTGCATATCTTAATATCAGAGCTGTTAGTACTAGAAAAGATAAGAGAACATTAAAAAGCTTTAAGATAGATAAAATCATGCTTTAATAGCTGATTTTCATAGCTAAATTATATAGATTTCAATAGTTAAGTTCTATAAGAATTATTAAATAAGAGTATCTGTAAGCCCAGAAATGGTAAGTCAGATAATAAAGAAATAATTGAGGAGAACATTAAGATGAAAGTATATTCGGAAATTACAAAAGAACTTTATGACACTGTTGATGAGTGTCAAACTGCAGAAGAAAATTTTGCAAAAGAAGAAGCAGCTAAGAAAGCTAAAGCAGAAGAAGATTTGAAGCAAGCTGCTGTTGCTGCAACAAATGAAAAAAATGCAGTAAGCAAAAGAAAAAAAGAGCTTGCTGATGCTGTAGAAGCAGCTGATGAGGTTTATTCTGAAGCTTGCAAGAAATATGACGCAGCAAAAGCTCAAGCTAGAGAAATACTTGCAGAAGCACAAAAGAAGGCCGATGTAATTATTGGTCAAGCAGCAAAAGAAGTACGTGAAGCTTCCCAGAAGAAATTTAATGCAGTATTACATTTTAACAACGAATTTGGTACTTACAGAACAGTTTTAACTGGTAGTAAAGCTCTCGAAGAAGCTAACAGAATGCTAAACAATTTCTGGTCAAATAATCCACTTAGAGACTTTTTCGATCTGTAAGATAAAATACACTGAGAACTTAATTATGAAATATATAAAAGCTATCTAGAATCATTTCTAGATAGCTTTCTTTTATGTAAGTAATTCCTGTATAAAATAATGTTAAAGTATACGCACAAAGATTTGAGGATTTTTATGGAAAACATTATCCAACCTGAGCTTTTGATAACAGAAACAGCATTAGCCTGGCTATAGAAAACACATTAGCCATTTTGTTTCACTGATTTTATGGGCTATATTTTTGTTTTAGATGTTAAAAAATCAGTTGCTGCTTCTATAGATGTATTTGGTGATATTAAGATATTTTCATGTGATAAAAATAGAATGTTATCAATAAAGAAAGTTCAGAAATACATTAAAAAATTAGTTAAAAGTAATTTTCTAGAAATAGGCTACGAACCTTTTCCAGAATTTTCAAATAGAAAAAATATAAAAATAAATCCAGCAAAAGTTATTTTTATGGAAGAGCCATTATTTGGTAAATTAAATGAGGATTAAATAAAATGGGAATGGAAAGCTATTTAAGCATTGTTTAGAAGAAAACTGGTAAAAAATTTATACTAAACTATTACTGCAATTTTATGTCTTTGCATAATTGGATAAAGCAGGATAAATATTGCGAGAAGTTAATAGATGATGAAAGCTATAAAGTTAGCGAGATTAGTTTACATAAGTTAAAAGATTATTTAACACCTATGTATAAAGAAGTGATCGTCTTAGATGAGAATGATTGTTTCTACTGGGATGAAAATTGCTGGCCTAACAAATATCAAGGTAAACCGATATTTAATTGGCACGAATTTAGTCCTATAAAAACTGGTAGCACATATAAATTGATTACTTTATATCACAACATTTGTACGTTAATCAATTTTATATCAAATGATTTCGATAATGAGTATGAAATATATTATGAGTGTTCATATTAAGTTAATAAATTCTGCGGAGGTAATAAATGAGTAAAAAGCATTTTTAGAAATATTACGATCAAGTTTGCGATCAATATCACACATTTATTGAGCAATTAAAAGTATTTGATGAGGAATGTAAAAAAGGTATAGTTCCACCAGAAATTATAGATAATGTAAAAGCTACAATTGCTCCATTGAAAAATAATTGGGAAACACTCAATTATGTTATGTATTTATTAAACAAACCAAATAAAAAGTCGAAAGAAAAAAGATATGAAAATCAAAATAAAAATCTTCTAAAAAACTGTAAAACAAAAGAAGCAGTTATAGATGAAAATCAGTCATGTCTTGAAAAAGTTAAAGAAGTAACAAAAGTTTAACCCTTAAATTTTTCAGGGTTAGCTAAATTTATTGTAATAAGGAACAATTAAATAATATGGAAGAAATGTTACAGGAATTAGGAATATTTGAGCCTGGTCAAGCAGGTAAAAATAATTCTTATGTAGTAGATTTGGATTCTGATTTAGCATGGGGTAAGATCTATTCTTTGCTTGAAACTAACGAAGATGTAGAGCAAATGGAAGATAATACATTGTTAACAGTCCATAATGCAAGCGTGATATATGTCTACAAAGATAAATATCAACTAAACCTAAAAGCAGATTTCGATAATGAAATTTATTCGCTTATTTGTTCTAAATTATCATCGGAGGAAAAAATTTAATATGGCTATTAAAACAGTAATAACTGATTATGATGTTTTGAGTGAAATTTCAGAAGAAATTGATCTTAGAAAAGAAAACAATCTCGCTAGAGAAACTACACTTGACTTAAAGCATACTATGCAGAAAAATGAGTATGCAGTTTTAGCAGCACCACAAATTGGTGTCAAGAAAAGAATGTTTTGTATAAACTTTAATGGTGATATACGTACATTCTGCAACCCCATGTATAAAAATGTAGGTAGATTAGTGTTAAATAGAGAAAGATGTCCCAGTATTCCTGGAAAAGAGTTTTTCAGATTTAGACACGATGATGTTGAGCTAGTTTATCAAACACCTATGGGTAAAATAGAATGTAGAAAATTTACAGGTATGGCTGCATATGTAGTGCAATATGCTGTAGATATGCTCGATGGGTTGCTTATATCCGATGTTGGCTTAGAAATTTTAGATGGCTGGGAAGAATTATCAGAAGCTGATAAAAATTCAGTAATTGATGATTATATCCAATCTCTAGATTTAACCAGAAAAGAAGTCAAAAAAGAAATAAATGAAAACAAAGAGCTTAAACAATTATCAGATGCTATAGATTTCATTGAAAGCGTACAGCGTGGTGAAACTAAATTAGAATCTGATGTTTAATAATATATAAGAAAAAGAGCGAGTAGATAGCCTTTAACAGAATTTCTACTCGCTTTCTTAATAAAAAATAAAAGATACTTCGCGCAAATAATTAACTTTCCGAGGGCTAATTACACAAAAGTATCTTTTATGAGATGTAGGTAAGGATCTTTTTACGTATCTCTAAATAAATACCTGCCAAGATTTTTACTCCGGATATGTATTTAGATTCTTACTTACTGTATATAAACTACTGACATAAGCAGCAGTTATTTGTTAAATATTATTATTTAATTCTTACCTGTTGTTTATATATAAATTTAGCAAATAAATATAATATAATTTAAGGGAGAATTAAAAATGGCTGGAAACGGTGCTATTAAATTCTTACGCGGTACAACAACTGCGGTAAGTAACAACAGTTCTGCAACTTTACTTGATGGCCAACCTCTCTACATTACCAATCAGAATCAACTTGTGATTGGGGGGGGGGCAATAATGCTTTAACAAAAGCCCCTATTTCATGTAGAGAATTAATTGGTTACGCAAGTAATACATCAACAACTGAATCATATTCAATTAAATATACAGGGAATGCATTCTAGTTTAAACAGGGATCTTACACTTTAAGCTTTCCTACTTTGACTGCTAATAAAACTGTTGCATTATCGGATCACACACATAGCGGATATGCATTAAAAACTGAATTACCTGCATTTTCATATAGTGGAACAACACTCACTATAACTACTTCTTAAGAATAAAAAGGAGGAAATTATAGATGAGTAATTTAACTATAGATACAGCAGCAATGCAAGCATGCATGTATAATGGTAATAATGTAGAAAAATTAATCATAGATGGTACAACAGTTTGGGAAAAAATTAGTGGTCCTTTTGATATAACATTTCGTAGTTATGATGATCTGTATACTTACTTAATTCCATCAGGATCAAATTATGGATATTATGAGTATACAGTATAGACTGACGCTAGAGGTAAGCTTGATATTGAGCAGATTCCAGCTATAAGTACTATGTGGGCATTAAATGGTGAAAGCTCGCCATACTGGATTCTTGATGGTAATGGTAACCCAGAATATAGTAATTATGAAGTGATGCTTTTATATTGCGAGGAGTTTTATGGCCCATCTGGTTCTATTGCGCATGCAGATATAGCTGATATGACTTTTTCAGGCAATGAAGACTTTTTTGCGAAACCTACTTGGGGAGGTTTTTATACCAGCACTGCGTCTGATTTAGAACTATGCACATCACTCACGATATAGAGCGCATGTCTGCTTAGCTGGTGGCCTTTAGAATCAATGTCTGATGCTATTTGGTTATATATTTACACAGATCCAGGTAGTGCAGAAGATCTATATTCTGAAAACTGGCTTGTGAGAATTAACTTAACTGATTATACGCAGATGATGCTTGACAGACTCAATCTTCCATTTATTGATATCAATCGAGATTTAGTTTCTCAAATAATAGAAAATAATATTGGATATTGTCCATGCTATTTACATTTTCAAGATATTAACACTAGTGGTGGTGCTGAAATTAATCCTGAGTTGTTGCATGTCTGGTAGGAAATGGAGAGCTCTGTTAATCCAGATAATCCAATAGAATTAGGTGTACGTTTAATTATTCCAACTGGAACAGCTTTTTTCCCAAGCGTTACGTGCGTCCCTGTTTCTTCAAATATACGATATGCTGTACATGACGCCGGCTATCTTTGGTTAGACAATATGGATAATGCTGACCTTGTTGATGAGTATATTTGTAGCTGTTCTCACCTTGATGTTGAACCGCTTTATTTCTGTAATGCATTAGATTATCGAGATAGTGCTGGTAATGCGATTTGGTCTATAACACCAATAATAAAATAATTTAAGCGATCAATTATTCTCTACATTTTTAACAAAATTAATCAAAAAAAAATTAAAAATGGGAGAAATATATTATGTCGATCACAAATCCTTCTATACAATTTTTACGCGGTACATCTACCGCTAAAAGCAACAACAGCACAAAAGTTTTAGCTGCTGGTCAACCTTTCTATGATACAACTAATAAAAAGTTATATATTGGCGATGGTTCAACAACTTTAGGCAATTTAACTGCTATTGGTGGTGATAATGCTGAATATACTTTAACTAAGTCTGGATCTAACATTTATTTGAAAAAAGATGGAACAACAGTTTCAACTATTACTGATGATGTTGGATCTAGCACAGATACTAACTATTATCATACACCTAGCTACTCATCAGGTTTACAAATTGCTACAGGTACTGGTGTTAACGCTTTATATGTTCCAACCGGTACAACTGCTAACACCGTTGCTTTAGGTAACCATACTCATAGTGGCTATGCTGCTTCTTCTCATACACACTCAAGTTTGACAAATGGATCTTATACAGCTACTGCGCCTTCTAAAACCGGTACTATTGCTCTTACATCTGATGTTCCTACTATTACTTATGACTCAAGCAGCGGTACCTTAAATATAACAACTGCATAATATTGAGCGGGAGGAAGTTTTTATGATTTATGAAATACTTACAGGCTCAGATTTGCAGTCATGTTTTTATAATAATTAGGATGTTTCAAAGATAATTTTAGATGGAACACTTATCTGGTTAAAGGAAGGCACTGGTGGTTCAGATACACCTACTCCATCTTATAGTACATTAACTATTGATTTGTATTCTGACGATCCTTCTAACACAGTAGAAGGAAATATTAATGGTTATGTATACGAACTTTGCGCAGAAGGTACATCAGGTTGCTTAAAAGAATCAGATGAGAGTCTAGAAGCTGCCTTAGCAGACACTTATTGTAAGGTTATTGCTGGTGGTGGATATGCAACTACTCGAATATTTTATTACAACCACTCAGCTTTAGCTATTTATATACCAGCAGAGTCTTTGGTAGATATTGCTGGATATAACTTATTAGGTGTGCGCTTTGAGTTTGAGAATGAATTTGACTTATCTAATATTGAAACAAGAATTTGTGCAGAAAACGGTGACACTGTTGCTGTACCAGGTGATTATGCAACAGAAGTTTATAGTGGTTCACCTAGCATAAGTGGCAATAGCTTAGAACTAATTTTTGATACAGCATATGAATTATATGGAGCTAATCTGAGTCTCGGTTTTACTTTCTCATCATCAAATTGGGCTAGTAATGCAATGTTATATAATAGGATTACCTTACTGCATGATGGGGGGGGGCAATAACCCCTGATGAACCTGATGAACCTACTGTAGCAGAGGTGTCTGATTTAACCGAAGTTTCTGCACTTGAGGATGGCACTTCTTTTATCTTCTCTGGAGAATGCTATGTAGTTGCTGTTAAGGGTAATTATGCATTATTGTGCGATGCTACTGGTTATGCTACAGTTTATATGAATGGTGGGTTACCAGAAGAGTTTACTACTTAGGGATAGGTTATAACAGATTTTACTGGTACTGTTAAACTATACCATGATGGAGTGCAGTTAACAAACATTAATGATATCGGTTATGATGATTATTTAGTTGAAGTAAATCCTTACGAAATAGCTACAATATAGGATGCTCCAGGTTACTATATCGTTAAAGGTATATCAATAGAAGAGTATGATGATACTTATTACATTGCAAATCTTGATGGTGAGCCACTGCTGTATATTCCTAGAGAGGATAATTATGAGATAGCGCCAGGTCTTACCTATGATATTGTTTTCGCTCAAATGTATTATAGTTCTAGATATTCTTATCCACTTAGCATAAACTCGAATCAAATTTATCTAGAGTCTATTACAGAATGTGAAGGGATAGAATAAAATTGGTGTTTTTTAACGGTATATATAAATGAACAAAGATTGCTTGGCCAAGCAAAATAAAATAATTAGAAATAAGGAAATTTTTATTAATGGATACAATTAATACTGAAAATGTTATGGAACTTAATTTTGTAGATGATTCTGTTGAAGTAAGACAAAACTTGCTTTTAACTAACGCTAGAGCTAGATATGCTAATTATAGAAATTGTAGATGTCAAGGCATTGTTTGGCAACCCAGTGATACAACAGATGATGAGGGAAATGCTCTAGTTCCTGAGTTTGAAAATTGCACCTTTACAGCATGCTCATTCCTTGAACTTCCTGAAACTGCTGTAATTAGATTCTATGGTGTAAATACTTTCTATAATTGTCATTTTGGTCCTGATCAAACTGTAGTTATTGATAGCAATTGCGAATTCTATAACTGCCAAAATGTTAATATTAAATTTGCTGAGGCTAAAGCATATAAGCTTAATGTTATCGGTGGTAACATCGCATTCCCTCAAATCACTTCTACAGCTGTTGCAGGTACTTATCCTCTCGAACTCCAAATGACTGGAGGTAAGTTAACTCTTCCTTCTGTTGTTGTTTATGGTGATTGGGTACTTAATCTTACTAATGTTAATGTTGTAAGCTCAGCAGCTACTTGCGCATTTACTAGCATGACTATGACTGGTTGCAAATTCCAGGGTGTAGATAACCTTTATGCAGATAGAGTAGTTGGTTCAAGTCTTGCATTTAGCGGAACTTCTGCTTCTAATATTACTTTGCAAGGTGGTTCAGTAATTGGTAATACTATTGAAAATAAAACTGCAGATGGCACGATGCTAACAGCAAAAACTGGTGTTACTTTCAATTGCTCAATTGACGTCGCTAACCGCGTAAATATGGCTAACAGAACTATGACTACAGGCTCAAGCGCTAAAACTGTAGAACATAACTACAATGGAGCTGAAACTCTTTAATTCCCATAACAATTCTTAAAATAAATAATTAAAATAGTTGATCTTTTCCTTTATTTATATTATAATATAATTGTAAATAAAGGAAGAGGTCATTTTTATTATGAAATACACAATCCATAAAGATTTAGTAGCAATGTTCGAAGAAAAGATGAAAAAATTTGCATCTAAATTCGAAAAATATGGTACCTGCGAATATCTTAAATCTAAGCCTTATGTGTGCTTAAACGAAAATAGTCCTAGATATCTTTATGAGTTAGTAGATATTGATGTAAATGCTTCTTATAAAGTTGGTGATTATTCTTTTGTAGCATCTCTCGAATGGGTAGAAGAAGCTCAAGAAAATCTTATTAAGAAAATTTCTGAGGATATTTATGTTCCTGAAATTTATAAGACTCGCAGAGAATGCGATCATTGCAACACTAAGCGCTACAGAAAATCTACAATTATTTTGAAAAATAATGAAACCGATGATTATATCCAGGTAGGTAAAAGTTGTGTAAAAGATTACACTGGTGTAGATTTGGGTAGATACGCTGCTTATTTGTCTTTCTTCGATGACCTTGAGCAATATTTGCAAGAATGTGAAAAAGACAATATCACCAGAATTAAGCCCATGTATAAGGTGAGCTATATTTTGGAGCAAGCTGCAGAAGAAGTTAGACATCATGGTTATATCAGCAAGAGCAAGTCCTGGGAATTAGAGACTGATAGCACTTCTAGTAGAGTGTTTATGATGATTACTAATTATATAGACTACTATACTGGCAAGAAAACTTATGAAACATATAAAGAAATATCTAAAGAAGCAAAAGAAACTGTAGAAAATGTGTATTCTTTCTATAGAGATCTTGATTCGTCTGATGATTATGTAAATAATATTAAAACTATTCTTAAGACTGATTATGTTGGCGCAGATAAAATTGGGTTAGTTGTTTCTGCTATTGGTACAAAACTTCGCATTGAAAATCAGAATAAAGAAAAAGAGCAAAAAGCTCAGTCAAATTATGTTGGCGAAGTTGGGCAAAAAATCACATTTAAGGCTATACCTGAATGCGTATATTCTGGAAGTAGCCAATTTGGTTGGGTATATATTTATAAAATGAAAGTCGGTAATGATGAGATTGTTTGGACAACCAGCAAAGATTTAGCTCCAGATACTGAGCTCGAATTTACAGCGACTGTTAAAGCCCATGAGGAATATAGAGGTTGTAAGCAAACAGAAATCACGAGAGCGAGAACAAAAATTGCTTTATAATATAAAATAGTAAATAAATAAGCTCAGATAAAATTCTGAGCTTATTTTCATGTATAGATATATAGAGGACAAACTTATGGATACACCTTCTATTTCATTTAAAATTGGTGAAAAAATTAAGAATAAAAGTGGCGAAATTATATACATATGCGACATTGTATATTCGATGGTAGAAAAAGGCTGGTTAGTAATATACTACGAGTTAGATAAGCAAGATAAAATTCAAAAAATGAACACTATGTCTTTAGATCTTTTTAGCATGGGGTTGTGATATATGGATAGTAAGGAATTATGGCACCAGTATAATTTATCTTATGATGACCAACTCAACTTCCTAAAAAATAAATACGGATTACCTCAAGGAAATTATTTTCTTACTGAGAGTTGCAAATCTACAAATAACAAAATAAAAAGAGCTAAAGAAGGACTTTACGTGCATCATGATTATGAGTGGAATCCAAATGACTGGACATGTCATAGCTTAAGCACTCAAGAATTAGCCTTAAAATACCCTTTCGAATATCAATTAAGTGATCATCTAACATACTGTAACATGTTAGAGCATTTAATGTTGCATATGAAAATTTATAGATTAAGACGCGATTATCTAGGTGGACCAATTTTTACAGATGGGGTACAAAATTTCTTGATACCACAAATAAATGATATTTATCAGACTAGAAAATATAAGCAAGAATGGCTTATAGCAACAAAAGAAGCTATAGTAGAAAATTATAATGATTATATTGAGCTGATAAAAATTCATGCAGAAGATAGTGATCAAGATGTTGTAGATCTATATGGTTTATCTTTAAGATAATGTATAACAAACTATGTGTGGATAAACTATTTACTTAAGAATAGTTAGTCCTTTTCCATATAGAGGGAGTAATATGTTTATAGTAAAAAGAAGCGGTAAGCGTGAAAAATTTGACAAAGAAAAAATAAAAATTGTTTTAGAAAAAGCTAATGAAACAGTTTTAGAAGAGTATCGAATATCTAAAACTATAATAAACAATATAGCTGAGAAGATCGAGAAGCTAGCAGAAGAAAATGCAACTATGTTTACTATAGATGATATCCAGGATGCAGTGGAAGATTATCTCATTAAAATAAATAAATATTAGTTAGCTAAATCATATATAAAACATAGATATACGAAAGAATTAGCTAGAGATAAATATTCTAAGATGATGGATGCTATTGCGAATAAAGTAGCATGCAAAGATATCCAAAATCAAAATGCTAACTTAGATGAAAAATCTTTTGGTGGTAGAATTGGTGAAACATCATCTTTAATAATGAAACAGTTTGCTTTAGATTATTGTGTATCACCCAAAACTAGAGAGAATCATCTCAATAATGAGGTTTATATACATGACCTCGATTCTTATGCTGTTGGAAGTCATAACTGTTTAAGTATTCCTTTTGATAAGCTATTAGCTAAAGTCTTTAATACTAGACAAACTGATGTTAGACCTGCAAATAGTGTTAATACAGCCATGCAGTTAGTTGCTGTTATATTCCAATTACAAAGTTTACAACAATTCGGTGGAGTAAGTGCAACACATCTAGATTGGACGATGGTTCCATATGTGAGAAAATCTTTTGCAAAACATTTTAAAGATGGTATGGAAGAATTACCTTTCAAGTGGTGGAAATTGTTTAAGGATACTAGAAACTATCAACCACCAAAAGAATTACCTTTCGATGATGCTACTATAAACTTAAAAAGATTTAGAAGAGTTTATAGATATGCTATGAAAATGACTAAAAAAGAAACCCATCAAGCAGTAGAAGCTTTATATCATAACTTAAATACATTGCAAAGTAGATCTGGCTGCCAACTTCCTTTCACCAGCATTAATTTAGGAACATGTACGCAAGAAGAAGGGCGGTTAGTCAGTAAAGAAATTCTTACTGTGTGTAGACAGGGTTTAGGTAAGTTTCATAAAACATCTATCTTCCCATGTGTTATATTTCAATGCATGAAGGGTGTTAACCGTAAAAAGGGTGATCCTAATTATGATTTATTTAGGCTAGCATTAAAATCAACTGCTGAGAGATTATACCCCAACTATGCTAATGTAGATTGGAGTGGTAATGCTGGATATGATCCAAAAGATCCTAAAACATATTTTTCAACGATGGGTAAGCGTAAACTACAGCTCATCTAAAATCTTTTGAACCTCGCTCGAGGGTGTTTAATATTACTAAATGGGTAGAACCTTAAATATTTTTAATTAAAGGTTATGCTAAATTTATTGATAATATTTTGCTAACGGTTAGGTCCAGACATCCTGGATGAGACCGTGCTAAGCGGGTGAGGATAGATTTGGTTATATACAAAATAACATGTTTAAAAAATAATAAAATTTATATAGGTCAAACAAAAAATACATCTAGAAGACGTTTCGAACATCATGTTAAAGGTGCCTTAACAAATGATTTAGATACGCATTTAGCTAGAGCTATAAGAAAATATGGTCCAGAAAACTTTATTTTAGAAGATATAGATTTTGCTGAAAATCAAGAAGATTTAACTGAAAAAGAGTATTATTGGATAAATTTTTATGAAAGCTTTAAGCCAGATATTGGTTATAATGAGACAAATAATAAAAATAAATGCGGCGGAAATACATATAAATTTAAAAGTATTGAAGAAATGCAGAAAATAAAACGTAAAATCTCAAAAGCAAATTCTGGTTCTAAAAATGGTATGTCAAAAGGTGTTAAATGTAAAAACACAAAAAGCGGAGAAGAATTTCATTTTGGTTCGACCGCGGAATGTGCTAGGTTTTTTGGTACATATGTAACTGGTTTTATAAGAAAACGCTGTTGTGGTTACAATTACCTATATAAAAATACCTGGGCTTTTGCTTGGGAAGATGATCAATTTCTTTTAGAATATGAGAATTTTGATCCATCTACTAGAAAAGGAATAAAAGTTTAGCTTTTAAATTTAGAAACAAAAGAGGTATATACTTTTAATAGTAAAAGTAAAGCAGCAAAATTTCTAAATGTTGAGTTAGCAATTATTAAACATGATATTATTGTAAATAATTATAGAATATCTATTCTCAACTGAAAGTGTATCGACTATTCCTGATGAGTTTAAGGAAGTAGGATTGGAGATAAGCACCAATCCGAAGCGGAAGACTACTTATAATAAAAGTAGAAGATATAGTCAGTGCTAACAGTAATGTTAGATAAAATGTGTAGAACAGCGAATGGTTATGATATAAACGGCTTTGCTCAACTAAAAGACGGTAGAGGAAACATAGCACCTACTACTATAATTCTTCCAACATTAGCTATGGAAGCAGAGAAAGATGTTAAGAAATTTATGCGCCTTTTGAGAATTAAGTTAGAAGAAGCGAAAGATTCTTTAATTGATAGATTCGAATGGATTTCAAGTCAATCATCAGATTCTGCAAAATTTATGTATGAAAATGGAACTATGGAAGGTTACATTCCGAAAGAAGGAATTAGATCAGCATTAAAACATGGTACTTTAGCTATCGGTATGTTAGGTATGGCTGAGACTTTAGAATTATTAGTTGGTTGTAATCATACTAAACCAGAAGGAATGAAACTAGCAAAGAGAATTTGTTCCTTATATAAACAAAAATGTGCTGAGTATAAAGAAACATATAAGCTTAATTTTGGCGTATATTACACACCAGCTGAGAATCTTTGTTATACTGCAATGAATAAATTTGTAGAAGCTTATGGTGTTATTCCTAAAGTTTCAGATCATGAGTATTTTACAAATTCTATCCACGTACCAGTTTGGGAAGAAATAGATGCTTTTGAAAAAATAAGAATTGAAAGTGAGCTTACTGGATATAGTTCAGCTGGTTGTATAACATATACTGAGTTAGATGCATCTGTAGCAAAAAACATAGATGCTTTAGAAGATTTAGTTAATTTTGCTATGGATCATGATATCCCGTACTATGCGATTAATGTACCGGTAGATCAATGTATGAGTTGTGGCTATCAAGCAGAAATTACAGAAGATATTTGTCCTAAATGCGGTAGTACAAAAATACAGCGATTGAGACGTGTGACAGGTTATTTGACAGGTTCCTATAAAGATTCTTTCAATTATGGTAAGCAGAAAGAAACCGAAGCTAGGGTAAAACATACAGGTATTTCTGTATTAAAAGATAGCGAGGATAATGCTTAATGAATATTTGTGACATTACGACCTGTGATGTTTGCAATGGTGAGGGTATTGGTGTAGTTCTTTGGATATCTGGTTGTGATGTCCAATGTCCAGGTTGTCATAATAAAGAAACCTGGGATCCAAATTTCGGTAAGCCTTTTGATGAAAATGCTAAACAAAAATTATTTTCAGAGTTAGAAAGACCTGAAATAAAACGGTTAACACTTTCTGGTGGTCACCCACTTATGCCGTGCAACTTTATAGCTGTCAAAAATTTACTAGAAGAAGTCAGAGAAAAATTTCCTAAAATTATTATTTGGTTATATACTGGATACACTTATGAGAGTCTATCTGTAGAGCAGTTAGAAATGATACACTCTTGCGTAGATGTATTAGTAGATGGACCATTTATAGAAGAGGAAAAAGATATATCCTTAGAGTTTAGAGGCTCTAGAAATCAAAATATAATAAGAATAACTGGAAAGTAATTTTTAAGACCCCTGCATTTAGGGGTCTTTTATTTTGTATAATATTATGTGGAGGACTATTTAAGTGGATAAATATTACGATGATTCTATGCGAATGGATGATTTAGAAACTGAAATGACAAATAGAGAGCTTAAAGAATATATAGATAGAAAAATAAGCGATGCTTGCCAAATGTCTTTAGCGCATGATTCGGATATATTACCTGGGTTTACCATGACAACTAGCTCAGATAAAGACGCCGGAGATGATAGTCAAGATAACATAGAATGCATAGATTATATTTTAGATAAAAACTTAAATTACTGTTTAGGTAATGCTATACAGTATATAAGTAAATGCGATCTTTCAAATAATGCTTCTATTGATGCTAAATATAAAGCGATTGAAAATTTAAGAAAAGCTATTGAGTACTTAAATACAGAAATAGAGAGAATTGATAGATCTACGGTAAAAAATAGTTGAAATTACTTATAATAAATTATATAATATAAGCAAGAGGTACATATATGTTAGAAGAAAAAACAAATATTACATATGAGCAATATCAAAAAGATTTTGTTGCTGGCGATCAATTTGTTATGTGGAACGATTTCTCAAATCAACCTGTGCGTTGTGATAATAGATTTTATTGGGAGCAACATTCTGTTTATAATCTTATGAAACCAGTTATCCACCGTTGGTTATTTAGCTATAATATACCAGAAGATCAGATTTTTGGAAGATATGGGTTAGTCGATGACCTTATACCGTATCAACGCCAATACAACTTGCTCATGAACAGTTATACTAATCTGTTAGTTAGATTTACTAGCCCACTTTTATTAGTAGAAGATGGCTCTGTAGATTGCGATGAGTTATCAGAAGAAGGCTTAGCACCTGGAAAAATTATAGTGTATAGACAGGGCGGAAACCAACCTGAAATATTATCAACTGTTAGTAGCAATGACTTAGCAGCTATAAGAAAAGCTTGCGAAGAAGCAAAAGATAATTTCTATTCTGCAGTTTATCGAGCAGAAGAGATATTGAGCTCAAAAAGAAATATTGCTCAAGAAGATAATAATCTAAATATAGAGGTAATAGATGAGTAAAATTATTATTGTAGGCGGAGGTCCAGCAGGTCTGTTTACCGCATTAGAACTAATTAAAAACAACTTTGGGGGTCAAATTACCATTTTCGAAAAGGGTAAGTTAGTTCAGAATAGACATTGTCCTAAAGATAAGATGAAAAAATGTGTTAACTGTAATCCATGCAACATCACTACAGGTATTAGTGGTGCAGGAGCTTTTTCTGATGGTAAGTTATCTTTAAGTCCGGAAGTTGGTGGAGATTTTCCTGAACTTATTGGCTACGATAAAGTAGAAGAATTGATCAAATATACTGATAATATCTATTTGGATTTTGGTGCTAGCGAAACTATAGAAGGTTTAAATTTAGATAATCCAGAAGTTACTGAGATTAGAAGAAGAGCGATTAAAGCTGGTTTGAAACTGGTGGATTGTCCAGTGCGGCATTTAGGTACAGAAGAAGCTCATAAAGTTTACTATAATATCCAACAATATCTTATTGAGAATGGTGTTGAGATTATAGATCGAGTTGAAGTAGACGATTTGATTATTGAAAACAATAGATGTGTAGGTGTAATTACCGATAAACGCTTTATCACCGAGACTAAACATTATGCTGATAAGGTAATTGTAGCTACAGGTCGAAGAGGGGCAGCGTGGTTAGAAGAATGCTGCAGAAAACATAATATTGCACACTTACCAGGTACTGTAGATATTGGTGTCCGTGTTGAGTGTAGAAATGAAATTATGGAAACTATCAATAAAAATTTATATGAAGGAAAATTGATTGGTTACCCTAATCCATTTAGAAATAAAGTAAGAACTTTCTGTCAAAATCCAGGTGGGTTTGTTGCTCAAGAAAATTATGACGAAGGTTTAGCAGTAGTAAACGGCCATTCTTTTAAAAATACTAAATCAACAAATACTAATCTAGCGATTCTCTGCTCACACAATTTTACTACACCATTTAATCAACCTATCGAATATGCTAAGATGGTAGGTCAGCTGACAAATATGCTCGGTGATGGACACATTTTGGTGCAAAGATTTGGTGATATTCTCAATGGTAAGCGAACCTGGCAAAAAGAATTAAATAGAAGTAATGTTAAACCCACTCTTCCTGATGCTATTGCTGGTGATATTACTGCTGCGATGCCTTATAGAGCCATGACTAACATTATAAACTTTATTAAACAGTTAGATGAGGTTGTTCCAGGTTTTGCGAGTGATGAGACTCTCTTATACAGTCCAGAATTAAAGTTTTACAGTAATAAAGTAGAGATGGATAAAAACTTAAATACATCGGTTATCGGTCTACACTGTTTAGGTGACAGCAGTGGTTGGACTAGAGGTCTTATGATGGCATCGGTTATGGGTGTTTATTGTGCAAGAAAACTTTTGGGAAACAATTAATTATGGAAAACTTAGAAGAAGATTTTAATGTGCTTGAAGATTTAGAAACACCAGAAGAACATGAACGCTTTTTACTGGAGATGGCTAATGTTCGGGGAAAATCTGTTAAGGTTGAAGACATTGATTTTTCTTTTTATATCTCCACAAAAGGTGATATTCAGCACGCTATAAGAATTAAGATTTGTTGGAATAGAGAGCGTATGCAATTAAATACCACTGGTATCCTCCAGTTACATGGTGATTATGAATACTTCAATAGTCCTAATAGCAACTACAAACCAAAAAAGTACGAAGTAGAAACTGTTAGATATTTTGGTAAAAAATATAAAGTTCTATTTGCTGCTGTGTGGGAAGATAAGTTAGATGCATCTGACCTTGCTGCATACTTTACTGGGTATATAAGCTGGCAAGAACTTATGAAAAGTTTCATGGATATAGATGAAGAAGTTCTTGAAGTAATAGCTAATTGTAGGGGTTTGAAGGATTTAGAATTTGCAGTACGTAAAAACAACGCTTTTAATATGAACGATTGAGGTGAACTATGTTTGAAGATATTATATTAAAAACTGAACAGCATCTAATTTTTGTAGATCCTAACTGGACCTTCTTTTGGATTTTTGTTGTAGGCATCTCCATTTTAGGCTTTTTATCATTTGTGTTCGCATTCAAAAATCTTTTTTTGAAGAAAATGAATATGCTTTTAACAAGTTTAGGCTGCACTGTTATGATGAGTCTAATAATCTGTGTATTAGGTTATTTTATTGCAACAGTTCCATATGTAGGTACCCCACACTATGAAAATTACTACCATGTAGAAGCAGAAAAATTTTATGTCTATGAAGAAAGAGATGAGTACGAGATTGTTCGACAGGAAGATAAAATATTAGTTGTAAGAGAGAAAACAGATTGATGTTTTTAGATTATAATCTTATAGATAAAAATATAGAAGAAAAATCTGGAATATACATCTTTTACAGAGAGTAGGAAGGTTTTAAGTTCGCTTATGTTGGCTAGTCTATAAATTGTAGAAATAGAATAATTTAGCATCTCAAGGGCTACGATCAGCATATAGATTTAAGTATTCGTAAACATGGATTGTATTCCGAAGAAAATCTAACTGGATATAAAGTAACTATAGCTGAATATTGCAATGAAGATGTATTAGATGAAAAAGAATTATTCTATTGCAAAAAATGGGCTAATGAAGGATATCAACTTAGAAACACTACTAGCGGAAGTTAGGGTCCAGGAAAGTTTGGTATAAACCCTAATAAATCCAGTAAGGGTTATCGAGATGGAGTTGCTTATGGTTATAAAAAAGCACAAAAAGAAATAAAACATCTTTTTGAAAAGCATTTAGAGGTATCGATAAAGGGTAAGCCTAATAAAAATAAACAAAAAGCTTTAGATAAATTTAATACATTTATAGATAATACCACAGGAAATTAAGAACCTGTGGTATTTTTAGTTGATTTATTTTTAAATTTATTATATAATATATTTGCGAATAAAATATTAAGGGTTTAATAATGAAAAACAAAATTGTACTCAAAATACCTAAAATAGATATTAAAAAAGAAACACCTGAACAAAGACTTGAGCGAGTACGTCATGGTAATGTTTTGAGAACCAGGGTTGTTCCTAATAAGAAAAAGCTTACAAATAAGCAACAGAGACAGAGTGATAGCAGAGAGATTAAAGATTATGTCTAAAAAGAAAGAGCCTATATATGAGCCAAAAGCTGAAAATGATTGGGACGAATATGCAAATTGGAAATATTTTAATTGCATAAAATGTGGTGGTAGAGTTGGTAAGTATTCTTACCCACTTCGTTGCCCTCACTGTAGTGTAAAACTTAAAGAAAGAACTTGAGGTGAAATATGAAAGACTTAAATGTTGGCGATTTAGTTGTTGTACCTGGGTGTAGATTTGGTACAATAAAGGCTATTTCCAGTACCCATGCAATTGTTGAAATTGAAATTACTGAATATAATGATGTTATTGAGGAAACATATCCTTTAGATAATATAGCGAAGGTGTAATTATGAGAATAATCAAGTCAACAGAAACTCAAACCAAAATTTTATATGAAAGCTTTGATGGTAAGACTTTTGATACTGAACACAGATGCAAACTGCACGAAGCTAAGGATATTTATGAAACATACGTGCAAGAGTTAGTGTTTATGGATAATATTTATGATACATTTAAGTGTAATGATCCAGATGATTGGTATTATATAATTTATTATCTTAGATTTAATTTATGTAGCAGCTTTAATATCTATGAGAAGGACTTTTCAAAATACGCAGGTAAGCAATTGATCGTAGAATATGATTCTGGAGAAGATTGGGATTTATGCAATCTGATTTGTGCTGATACGTTTATTAAGAATTTAGAAGAAACAATTTCTGAAACTCAAAACAGCATTGATAAGCTCAAATTTTTATCGAAGCTTCCACCCCTAGTCTCTAGCAAGGAATGGTAATTATGACAAGAATAGATGTTGTAGATATTTATAAAACGATTAAAGATGAGCTTTCTATTTATCCAGATGTTTGGGATGAAAAATGTTGGGAATTAGCTTGCACAATTCATGCTAAATATAAAAATGAGCGAGTTAACCCTAAATATAATTCTACTACAGATGGAATAAAAAGATATGAGTGCGCAGTTTGTGGAAAAGAAGTCACTGGCTGCGATTATTGTCCAAGATGTGGTGTAAGATTAATTTAATAAAATGGGGTTAAACATGAGTAGAGAAGAAATGTTAGGAATATTAATCGCTGTAGGTATAATGATTGCATGCATACCTATTAGAATGTTTGCAGATTGGCTTTTTGAGAGGTGGGTATGCAAAGATTGTAACTGCAAGGGTTGCTGTGAGAAAAGAAATATTGAGGATAAATAAATTATGTTAAACACTAAGTTATCAGATAGTGAAAAAGAATCTTTATTGAAACATTTGTTAACATATGTCAGTCTCGAAGAGCAAAAGATAAATGGTGATTATAGCTATATAATTCATTTTAATAAAGATCAGTTTATTCCTTTTGATTATGCGCAACTTATAAAGAAAGCAATTCTAAATATACAAAATAATGTGATTATGTGAGGTGATATACGATTATGCTTAGTATTAGAAAAGGTTGTTTTGAAACGAATTCAAGCTCAATGCATTCTATTTGTATTGCTAAAGAATTTAGAAATGGCTACGACGATTGGGATTTAACTTTAGGTAATGGTTATAATGTAGATAAAAAAACTAATACATTCCATCTACTTCAATTTTCTAGTGATGATTCCGAATTTCATAGAGCTCCATTTAGGATTTTAGATAGACCAATTGATAAATTGCGTTATTTGGTAGGGTTATTTGTTAGATATAATTATCATAAGGATAGAAAAGGATCTGAAGCTTTCGAGTATTATATCGAACCAGAAGCTAAAGATAAATTTGACGCGCTCATTAAAAAAGCGACTGGATGTGAGAATGTGCAATATTATCACGAAGGATTTGCTGGTGAGAAAAATTATCCAGATACGTCTTTAACAAATGATAGCGGCGAAAATGTTTATGCATTTATAAAGAGAAAAAATTTATCTTTCGAAGATGTTGTTTTTGATCCTAGAATTACAATTCAGGTAGATGGGGATGAATATCAAGTGTTTAAGAAGCTGTTTGATAATAATCTTATCGATAGAAATGCTATTGAGGACATATCAAGTGGTTTCGAGTTCTGGTATGATGAAAATATCTATGTAGATGTTAAACGTCTCGCATGCAGAAAACATGATTGCTATGATAACATGACATATTTTGATTATATATGGGATAATATGCAGGGGAAGACGCTTATTGAGTTATATGCTAGGGAAGCTTGTTCTGAAACTGCTTGGAGAAAATTGCGGAAAATCGCCGATCAATTTAATATTAAAAAGTTCTCTGGGGTGAGTGGGGTGCATGATAAACATTTTCTTGAAAAATATTTCCCTGATATTGAGGTAAGTTATGTTAAATGACGCTAAAATTGGCCAAGCTGTTTTATTTCCCAATGTTTATGGTGAGACATACTCAACAAAGTATTCTTATAGATATGGAAATGTTATGGCTGGTTTTGTGACTGATATTGAATACATAGAAGCTAGAAAGCTTTATTTATATACGATTGGTACTATTAATCCTATGGATAACACAAAAGTTGTTTATAGAACACTCGGGGAACATCGTTTATATGCCATTAATGATTATGAAAATTGTTTTGCAGAAGTGAAGAGACTAGCTCAAAAAGTGGAGAATTAATTATATGGATAATGTAAAATTTGAGCCTTACGAAATCGAAGAATACCTCAAAAATAACGCTGAGTATAAAATTACTAGTTTAATACTTGCTAATCAAGCTAAAACATTAACTTATGGTCATATTCTTAATTATATTTATGCTTTAAAGTGTGAGTTGGCTGGTGCAGATAGCAAAATCAATCAGTTAGAAGAAATCGTAGCTGACCAAAAAAGACAAATTAATGGCTATGTATCTGATCAAGAAGTTTATATTAGCGGGTATCAAGGAATACAAAAAGAAAATGAACAACTGAAAGTCGAAGTTAAAAGATTGACTGAACAGTCTGGTAAACATGTTATTGAAAGCGACCATTGGAAGAGTATGCATGATGTACTAGCAGAGAGTTATACTAAGTTGAAAAATGATTTTGATAATCTTGAAGAAAAGTATCGTTTATACAAAGATGCAAATAATGTGATTAAGGAAAAAGCTGCTAAGCTACAAAAAGAAAATATTGAGTTGAGAAGCGAAAATGCTAGAAAAGATTTGCAATTACAATTTCAAACAGTTGAAGCAGATATCGCAAATGCTTTAACTCAAAAACTTAGATTTTTTATTAGAGATGTTCTGATAGAAGCAGATAAAAAAGCTGAGGAAATCGGCGACTGTGATGAGACTGAGCGTGTCGTATATTTCACTATTGCTGATTATAAACTGGCTGAGTTAGCTAAAAAATTTACTATAGATCTGGATTTAAAAGATGAACGATAAAGTATTATTTGACGCATTACCTATAGATGAGAAATTTAAAAAATTATTTGATCAGTATAAGCGAGAAATTCAAGAAAAAGTCCTTTACGATGTTTTAATAAGATTTTATTTCGCTGATTGGACTAGAGCTTGCGATTATGAAAATATGACTGCGGAAGAAGTTGTAAACGCTGCAATGGAAGTCTGTCATAAGATTGAAAAAGACTATAATTATGATGTGGATGATGATATTCTTCCAAGCCCATTTTCTGGACCTTATTATGATGTTGAGGACTAAATATGAAATGTATATTAACAGATAATATTAGATATAAAGTATGTCCACATTGTGATACTATTTTCATATATGACCAGGAATTTAATACGTATAATGTATTTGATGATAAAGGAAACGCAACTCTCATGGTTGAGTGTCCTGAGTGTAGAAAGTCATCAAAAGATGAGTTTTCAGAAAGTCTTATGAGGAGAATCAATAACACATGATTAAAGACGAATTGGGTGATAGAATCAAATCAAACTATGAAAATAGAGCTAAAACATATTTATTGAGACGTACACCAGTTATCGTTAGAATTGATGTACGAGCGTTTCACACTTTAACTAAAAAATTTGAAAAGCCGTTTGATACTATCTTTGGTATGGCTATGCAGATGACTTTAGAAGATATTTGCAAGGAAACACCTGGTGTTGTTTTTGGTTATGTACAAAGTGATGAAATCTCTATTTTATTGCAAGATTATGCTACTAAACAAACAGAAGCATTTTTTGATTACGCTGTGCAAAAGATAAGCTAAGTTATGGCTGGTGTAGCTACTATGTACTTTAATAGAAATTTTCAAAAATTAATTGTGCAGCAAGCAAAATTAGGTATCGATCCATTGAAATATCTCGATAAAAATCTTAATCCACTTATGGGTAGCTTCGATGCTAGATGTTTTAACATTCCTAAAGAAGAAGTTTGCAATTATTTTATTTGGCGTCAAAATGATGCAAGTAAAAATAGTGTGCAGATGCTAGCTAGGTCGCTTTTTTCACATAAGGATTTGCAAGGTTTAAATCTTTCTCAATTGCAAGATAAAATGATGCTTGAGAAAGATGTTAATTGGAACGATTTAGAGATTTGGAAAAAACGCGGTGCATGCTGTGTTAGAGACTCTGAAACTAGAAAATGGTTTATTGATAGAGCTATTCCTATTTTTACAGAAGATAGAGATTATGTAGATAAATTTGTTTATTTAACAGCTTATCAAGAAGAAAATTAATATAAAATAAAGTATACAGTACATATTCCTGTATACTTTTATGATATTGGAGGCTTATTATGAGTGATTATGAAAGAAATAAAGCATTAAGATTACCCCTTGAAAAATATGGTTATGAGGAAGATCCATATAAAATTGAGAGCGAAAATCCTGCTGCTTTTAATAGAAGATATGGGGTAGATGAGAAGTTTTTTGAGGTTGTAGGAACAGATAATGGAAAGCATTACTTAGATTATGTTCTTGAAAGCGACTATGGTGCTGACGCAGGTGATTTTGCTAAATCTAGAGCTCTATCAAAAAGAGAGAAAGATAAGTATTTAGGAACATTCCAACAACTTATTCCAAACGTAAATATGGATGATGTGCGTTTAGTCGAATACTGTTGGTATAATTGTAGTGAGCCAATGGATATTTATAATGAAACAACAGATCCATTTTACAAGGAAATATAAGTATGGAAAAATACTACAAAGCTAAGCCATCAGCTCTTCCATTCGTAGAAGAAGTTAAAGGGGAGTTATACACAAACGCTATAAAAGATAGTGATGGGACCTTAGTTAGTACTGGCGAGTATTATTTGAGAAATTATTACACTACATTTGATGCGGATAATTTAGAAATAATGATAAACTACGTAGATTATAGAGTGGATGAAAGTACCTTAGAAGAGGTTCCAGAACAGATTATAGATTTATCAGATTATAATCCGATGTACGAAGCAGGTAAATATTATGTTAGGAAACATTAATTTATTTGAAATTTGTAAAGAGTATTATCCTGGATTAAATTTAGATAATCTAGATTATAAGATTGAAAAATTTGGTGATTTAGAGCGAATTGAAATTTGGTTAAATGATCACTCACCTATATATTGCTTATGTGATAGAAATTATATGCATTGGTATGGTGATCATGGCTCATTTTCTTTTGATTGCACCTGGAAACCTAGCGTAAGAAATCTTCCATACAACTCGCCTAGCTATATGTTTGAGAAACTTGATCAAACAGCTATTTTGGGAGCTGGAAAAGAATTTAACGCTACGAAAGCTAGAAAAGCTATTTTAGATCACTTATTTAATAGCAGTTGGTGGGAAGAGGAAGTATTAGAAGAAGATAAGCCAGTAATAAAAGATTTGTTCGAGTGTGATTATATTTATTATAACAGTATTTGGGGTTTAGAGACTCAAAAAGAATATAATCAAGATATGTTAGAACAAATCGCAGCTGTTTTAGACTCATCATCAGACCAGTTTGATTTAATTAATCGATTGAGAGACCTTGATGACGCTAATCCATTGTTTGATGATGACTATTCTTTATACTATGCTGGGGAAGTTATCTCACCACATTTTTATCTTATCTTTTATGCGTTAAGTGTAGTAGCAGATTTAGAAATAAAGAAGGAAGAAAAGAGTGAAAGTAACTGAAAATACTACAGTAAAAGAAATTCACGATATTTGCTTGAAACATCAAAAACAAAATAGAGATTGCGAATCATGTCCTATCTATAGATTTTGTATGCAAATGACTATTAGTTACCCTAGTGGTTGGAAATTGGAGGTGGAACATGCTGAAAAGTAATGCATTAAAAATATTAGCTTTATAGAACATCGCTAGTGCGCAAAATAATAATGCTTCGGCCACTAGAGGTTTAGCTAGAGAGCAAAGCAAAACAAATGAGTTATTGCAAGAGCAGTTAGAAGTAAAAGATCGAGTAGATATATCTATGCGAGAATATCAAGATCTTAAACATATAGAATCTTGCTTTCATGCTTATAGAGATATATTTAGTAATATACTAGCTAAAACTGATTTGAAACCAGAAGAACTTGCTACTGCTATGAAAAAAGAAGTGTCAGTTAGCTTCGATGAAAATCCAGCTGATTTAAGCATGCGATTACATATAGCATTAAACTTAGATATACCAATATTTAGAATGCGAGAACTTTTAGAGAAAAATCGATTATGAAAAAAGAAGAATTTGTTACAAATTTTGCAGTAGGCGATAAATTAATATCTGTTGGTTTAG